TCGCCGCGGTGTTCTTGCACCATCCGCACAGCGCGCTGGCGCACTTCCGGGGAAAAACGGTTGGACTTCTTGCTTTTCATGGCTCCATCTTCTCAGAGTCAGGAACCTCCTCAATTCCCGGGGCGGTTCATGTCGGCAGCGAAGGACAAGATCGTCCGGAGGAATGACCCGCAGATCAAGGACGAAGAGCGCGCCAAGAGCTTCCACCTTGACACCTACTGCTTCGACTCGGGCTCGGAGAACTGGTTGTTCTGGGACCTCCTGCGCGAGCAGCGGGTGAAGAAAATCTACTTCACCGGGATGCTGACCCACGGTCAGTCCGACTTCTTCATCCAGTACATCGACCCGGATTCGCGCACCGTGCGCAGCTACTACCCCGACTTCATCTTCCAGCGCGAAGAGCCGGATGGCAGCCTGAAATATGTCATCGTCGAGGTGAAGGCCGACAACCAGATCGAGGACGCCGTGGTGCAGGCCAAGAAGGACTTCGCCCAGCAGATCGCGGTGGCCAGCGGGATGGAGTACCGGATCATCAAGTCGACAGATGCGGATAAGAGGCAGTTCCGCGTGCTGCTGTAGAAGCGTACGACCGCCAGGTTACCGGGAGGCCTCATTGGTCACCCTGACCCACGTTTGCAACGCCCTCAGTTGCTCGGCGTTCTCGTGGCAGGTCTGGTAGTTGGCGGCAACGGTTCCGGCGACGGCAGAGAGCGCAATGCCTGCGGTGGCCGCATCAGCATCTCGGGCGGGCTCGGGCAATTCACCGGCGGCGGCAGCGTCGTGCAGCCGCACAAAGCCGCGGTTGATAGTGCAAGCAGCATCGGTTTGAGCGAGCACATAGACGGGAACCTCCTTGGAGATGGTGTCGCTCTTCTCGCGAACGACACGGACGCGGTCGACGTACTGGGTGACGACCTTGACGGTGGCTTGCGCCTGCCGCTCGCGGGCGGTGGCGGTCTGTAGGGCTTGTTGCTGGATGGCGGCATCCCATTGCGCTTGAACGTGGCTCGCCCCCTTGATCCAACCAAAGCCAACCAGGGCGACGCCGAGCGCCGCCAGGGCCAGCAGCCGGTACGGCCACGGAATCACGATCACGATGCCTCCCCGATGCACTGCCGGTACTCGGCCTCGCGCCGTGTGGCCAACCCGCCGCACAGGCGCGCATTGGCGGGCAGCGCGCAGTCTTTGCCCTGGAAGAAGCGCCAGCGCAGCAGCTCGGCACAGGCTCCCGCGTAGTCCTCGGCGTTGAGTTTCCTGACCAGCGTGGACTGGCAGAATGCGCGGCTGCCGACGTTGTAGGAGAAGCTCACCAACGCGTCGTATTCGTGCTGGGCCAGCGGCACGGTCACGCATTGCTTGAGTGCGCCTTCGAACTGCTGCACATCGGTGAGCGCCCGCGCCAGCGCCTTCGGCGGCGTGGTGGTGTCGCCCAGCTTCACCCCGGTGGTGGTGCCGAAACCAATGGTCGGTACATCGCCCTTGACGGGGATCACCGCACGGTCGGTGTAGCCCTCGTGCAGCACGATGCCAACCAGGGCGGCAGCGGACAGCGTCAGTCCGGCCACCGTCCTGCGCATCGCTGGTGATGGTGGCCGGGTCATCGGTGCATCTCCGGCTGAGCCACGATGCGGGCCACGGTTGCGCCGATGCTGGCGGCAAAGGCCAGCAGCGCGAACGCGCCGCGCGGCAGTACGTCCCCGAACAGCGGCACCACGGCTTCCGCCGCCGTGAAGGCAGCGGCCAGCAGCGAGAAGCGGATGCTCCAGGCCCGTCGCAACACGCGCCGCCAGTCGTCCAGTAGGCAGATCTTCGGCTTGGCAGTCATTGCACGCCTCCCATCAGCTTCAACTTGATGGCGGCACCGACCAGCAGCGCGGCCAGGATGCCGGTGGTCACGACCTTGATGGTGGTCTGCCAAGCCGTTCGGCGGGCATCTCGCCACGCCTCCAGCAGATCGCGCAGTTCGCGGATGTCCTTCGCGGCGCTGCCGTTCTCCAGCCCGAGATGGGCGAGGCAACGCTCGGCTCCGCGTTCGGCGGCACGGTCGAGCAGTTCGTCGAAGTCCTCGCGGCGCAGCAGGAGCATGTTTTCCACAAGGGCGGCGGGTTGGTGTTCGGGTTCGGTCATTGCAGGTCTCCAGAAATGCGAAACCCGCCTGATGCACGTGGCACCAAGGCGGGTTCAGGGGTGATCAGGAAGATGGGTTTCAGATTTCGATGATTTCCAGCGTCAAGCTGGGTGCGCCGCCTTCGATGACGTCATCACGCACGAACACCTTCTGGCCGATGGCAGCGCTGCCGCGTGCGCGGATCAAGCCGCCGCCGGGCAAGGCGACGGTCACGACGCCGGAGCCGACGCCCACCACCGTGCCCGCCTGCAATGGCGGATCAGAGATAAGTTGGCGGAACTGCTCGTAGAGGTTATGCATGGCTCTGCACCCCCAAGGTCTGCCAGACCTCCGGCATTCCTGCCTCGACTTCCGTCGAGCGCACGATGCCCAGCCTCGTCACGCTGCCGTCCTGGTACTCGACGAACGCACCCGGCTCGATGATTCCCGTCTCGGCCAGCACCGGCAGGCGCAGGATCATCTCGATCTGTTGCCCGGTATCAGCCAGAACCGAGATGCCCCGCTGGCGCGCCGCAGCGGCTTCGGTGATCAGCGCATCGACCACCATCGGGGCCAGCACATCCCCGGCAGTCCCAGCCCGGCTCACCTGCCCAAGCACACCTACATCCTGGCCGGACACGAACACGCGGTTGTAGCCGGGCTTCTCTACCCAGCGCAGCGACTCGCGGGCCACCGCATCGACGGGCAGCACGAAGTCTGGCGTGACGGTGTTCCACTCCCAGGGCGCGACCGGATACCGGTGGCGCACGCGGATGCTCTGGTCGGACGGGTGCGGGATCAGGTAACCCCCGGCCGCGCTGGCAATGGCAACCAAGGCTTCCATCCACGTACCCTGCTGGGTGAACACCCCGGCAGGGACGTTCCAGTCGGTCAGGCCCCAATCGATGCTCCAGCCCAACGGGATGCCGTTGAGCGTAAGTACGTCATCCATCAACTGCCGCGCCGTGCGCGCCTGCGGTTGCTGAAAGTTCATCACCGGCGCGTAGGGCGCGGCCAGCACGGCGTTACGCCCTCTTCCTGAGATGCGGATGCTCGCATCGCCGAACACCCGCTCGCGGCTGATGCTCTCAGCCAGCACTCGGAACGGCGTGCCGTTGACGCTGGCTACCAGTTCGACCGGGCCGCCGTTGCTGCCGGGGGCGACGAGGCTTGCAGCGGCGGCGGGTAGCAGCGCATCGAAGCCCCACGTCCAGGAGGCGGCATCGAGCGCCAGTGAAAGGCTGAACACCGGCACCGGCAGGCCATCGGGCAGCCGGTGCAGCGTCACGTTGTTGATCACGAAATACACCCTCCGAACGGGAACGACCACCGTCTGCCGATCGGGCGGCGGCGGATCGATGTGGTTCTCACAGACGAACTGCAGGTCGCCCTGCGATACCGCCAACCCGGAGAACAACAGGTGCGGGCCCGGCGTATAGCAAGGCCGTGGCTGCGGCGGCTGCGGGGTTCTCTGCAGGCTGATCCCGGGCGGCGGCCGCCTCGCATGTTGGTATCGCCCCCGCCATCCCTTCGGAAAGGGCGTGGCGCTCTGATGGTCCGAGACCTGGAACTGCACCAGGACGCGCGCGTCTTGCCAGCCGCTTGCGCGCCACGCACGGCAGGTAACGGAGCCGTCCTGGTGGCGGAACCAGATGGCGCGTCGCACGCCGGTCGCGCGCTCGAAAGCCGAGAAGCGGACGAGCCCGAGGGGACGCCCATCCTGATGCGCAAACCAGGTCGCATCATGGAGGCGTGACGCCTCCTGGTGATCTACGCGGCGCTGCTCGTGCGCCGCCTGCAGCACGGACGGCAGGCGGTGCTCGATGCCCTCCGGCGCATCGGAGGCGGTCTGCCAAAGCCCACTCCACCCGGCAGGCGCCGACTGGGCTTGCTGCTGGGGCTGGGTGGAGCCCAGCTCGGTCGCCCGCGTTTCCTGCCAAGTGTCCCGGGTCGCACCGACCGTGGGGCGCTGCGTGCGCGAGTAGTACCTCACCTCGCCGGTGCACACGATCCCCGGCAGGCTCGACGCTAACGTGAGCGGCACGCTCGGGCGCAGCACCAGCGAGCGCACGCTCAAGCGCGGCAGCTCCGCCAGCAGCTCGGCACGGGCCGGCGGGATGAACTTGATCGTGGCCGCCGGCAGCGGCAGGGTCGCGAGGACCCTCAGATCGTTGCGTGGCGGGACGAAGTCGGCGCCGAACAGCAGATTCGCGTCGGTGGCGGCCGGGCGGTCGAACAGCAGGTCTGTCTGCTGCGACTCGGGGTCTGCCACGGCCTACCCCAGGATCGCCGACACCATCCGGGCGTCGCCGCCGAGGTACAGAGAGGTAGAGGCGAGCTTCACGTCGCCGTTGCCGTCCGTGCCGCTGCAATCGAGATCGAGCGCGGTCACGTCATTGCCGTTCACCAGCCGCGCCCAGGTGGCCACGCCGGTGGCCGTGATCAGCCCGTCCTCCTGTTGCGTGAGCGTGAGCAGCCCATCGAGAATCGTGCCTGCAGGCTTGGTGAGCCGGATCTCGACCAGCATCGCACTGGTCGGCGTTGTGGAGGGCGTTGCCGGCCGCGTGCCGCCGTAGATGCGCAGCCGCGCCGGCTCCGGGCCGGCATCGAGAAAGGCGAGCGTGCCGGCGAGCCGCGCCTCGTTGTGTTCGACGGTGATCGCAACGGTCATGACATCGGTTCCGGCTTCAGGTTGTCCGCGATCACGGCGCGGTACAGATGCTTGTAGTCGTAGCTCACCACGGTGTAGCGCTGCGCAGCGTCGATGAACTCGAAGCGGTAGCGGCCGGCGGCATCGCTCCAGGTTTCGGCGACCAGGACGTTGGCGTTCTCGCTGATGAGCTGCACACGGCGCACGAGCGGCTGATCGGGCTGGCCCTTCTCCTTGACGGTGCCTGCGATCACGCCGCGGCCGCTGAAGTGGATGTCTTTTCTTCCGGATTGGATCGGGTGGAAATCGTGGTTGTAGCCGCCAGGCCGGTTCCAGAGATCCGACGCCGCGCTGTTCCGGCGCATCAGATCGCAGTCCGCCGCAACGCCGATGGGCGAGGCGGGATCGGGCAGGACTGACGTGGGTCCTCCTGCCAGCGGCAGCAGGTCATCGGCGGCGTTCACGGCCACCGTCGCCGGAAACGCCGGCAGACCGGACGGCGTGTCGCCCGCGATGGCGTGGACTCGCGCCGTCGCGCCGTACAGGAACACGCCGGGAATCAGCTTGCCCCGATAGGTCGCGTCACCGACTTGGAACAACAGCACGCCGCCAGCCTTGAACTGGATCAGCCGCGCCCACGGCACCCCGTTCGCGTCGAACGCGCCGACGATGACCTCGCAGCGCAGCGTCATGCGCTGGCCGACATTGAAGGTGGGGGCGGTGTTCGCGACGCCGGCGATCGGCTTCGCTCCGTCGTTGATACTGCCGCTCACGGCAGCGCCGTCGCCGAAGCCGCTGTTCCACCGCGACACGCCCCAGGCGCCGTCAAGGTGGGCGAACCGGTAGCCCTCGGCTCCATTGCCGGTCGTCAGCCACAGGCCGATGTGCTTGCGGCCGCCCGGGTCGCTCAGGAGTTCGAGGTCGGCCTCGAACCAGAAGTCGCCGTTGGCCGCTTCGTTGAAGCGCAGAATCGACTGGGCATTCGGCGCCGAGATGTCGATGGCCTGCTGGGCGCTGTTGTGGCTGGCGGACATACTGCCGAGCACCGTGGTGTAGCCGGCCGCCGGCGCCGTGGCGAAGGTATCGTAGTGCGGATAGCTCAAGGCTCACCTCCACGGGCCGGTGATGTCGAAAGCGACCTGCGCGCCTTCGGTATCCGAGCCGTAGTGCGTGCGCACCAGCAGGAACCGCTTGCCGATCTGGCCCACGACGTTGTCGACGATGGTCTGGTCGCTGTAGGGACGGTCCTGCGGCATCCAGTACATCCCCGGCATCAGGCCGCGCATGTGGCCGTCCTCCTGGCGCACGTAGGTGGGCAGCAGCCACAGGCTGTAGTCGGCGCCGTTCGGAAACGGCATCGGGCCGCGTCCGCAGATCTGCTGGCCGTTGTTGGTGTTGAGCGAGGTGAGGCCGAAGCGGACCGGGTTGCCGAGCTGCGTATGGTTGCGCAGCAGCACGTGCCCGGAAAAGTCGAGCGACGCTACCATCGAGGTGCCGCCGTAGTCGCCGGGGTAGCTCAGGTACTGGTTGTTGTTGCTCCAGTAGACGTCGTGCGCGGCGAGCACGGTGGCGTAGTTGTCGCCCGGCTTGAAGCTCGTGATGTCGCCGAAGCAGTAGAAGGCGCGCCCGTACCAGTTGTAGCCGGGGGCGAAGGTGCAGAACAGGAAGAACAGGCGGTCGTCGCCGATCAGCACCCAGTTGCGGTTGCCGCCCCCGCTGTCGCCGTAGGTGTCGTAGCCGGTCTGGCGCGCGTGGTACCACTTGTGCCAGCCCCATTGGTTGGCGGTGACCTGTTTCCAGTTCTGTGTCGGGTTGTTCGGGTCGTAGGGAGCCTGCGCCCCGACGATGGTGTCGATGTCGGCCAGATCCTCCACGATCCCGACGTTGGCCCACTTCGCCCACGAAGTCGTGTAGCCGGGCGTCTTGAGGCTGTCGTCGATCAGCAGGAGGTTCTGCGGCGAGGCCGGGTTCTTGCTGCGGTAGGCCGCCTTGTTCGTGCCCGCGAACGGCTTTTCCCAGCCCAGCGGCGCGACCTTGGCGGAGAGGCTCGTCGCGGTCGTGGCCGGTGATGCGGGCGTGCCGGTCACCGCGTAGGTGAAGGTGGTGGTCGTCGTCGTCAGCACACGGAACTGCCCGTTGTACTCGGGCTGTTCGGCCCCGGCGATCAGCACCACCTGATCTGGACGGTAGGCATGTCCGGAGGTGATCGTGGCCGTCGCGATGCCGGAGGCAGAGGTCAGCGAGTCGATGGCTTTCAGCGCGAAGCCGTTGACGAGGCAGGCGTCGAGCATCGTGACGAGATCGCCCCAGTTGTTGGCAATCTGCGGCGCGCCCGCCATGCCGCTGTTGAAGTACTTGACGGAGAGGTCGGTCATTGCACGTTCCTGTCGAGAATCAAGGGGTGTCCACGTCGCCGCGGATCAGCAGCGTGAAGTTGTCGTCGGGCACGGATTCCGGTCCCTGTTGCACCGTACGCACGACCCACACCGGGAACTGCGCGCCGATGGTGTTGAAGCGCAGCACGTTGCCGGTCGCCCAGCCGCTGCCCCAGCCCAGCGCCGGCAGATGGAAGTACGGCACGCCGGTCGCCGGGTTGTTCGGCGCGCAATCGGTACTGGTGTTGCCGGTGGCGATGACGCCGACGTTTTCGCCGATCACCTCGAAGGCGGTGCTGTTGGTGAAGCGCACCACCCAGCGCTCGGTGACCGCGCCCCGGTTGGTGACCCGGATCGGGTATTGCGTGTTGTTGAAGGTCGCCGTGGCCGCGCTGCCCGACAGCGCATCGGACCACGCGCCGTTCCACGTCGCCTGGTCGAACACGAGGCTCACCCGCGCGAACAGATCGCCGGCGATGAGCGCGCTGGAGACGTAGCTGCCGGATGTGGGATCGCCAGGACTGGCGACGGGGTATTCGTGGGTCAGCGGGCGCGTGAAGCTGATCTCGCCGTTGATCTGCACGTCGCGCACCACGGCCATGTCCTCGACGCGGTGCTCGATGGTCACCGGTTGGCTGTAGCCCGTCACGTCGGAGAAGGTGACGGTGCCGGCCTCCAGATCGGCCGAGTAACCCTTGTGGATCACCGTGCCGTCGTGGCCGACCACGCGCACGCGGGACAGGCGCACGCGAGCGCAATTGATGGTCTGACCGTTGCTGACCGAGGTGGTGATCTTCCCCGTATGGCCGACGACGGCGAAGCCGCCGGGGCGGAAGATCGGTACCCGTCCGTCGCTGGGCAGCCGCACCGGGTCGATGCCGAGCAGATCCGCATCCAGCGGCAGGTAGCTGTAGGCCACCGCGCTGTAGCGCATGCTGGAGGCTGCTACCGGCTCGGGCCGGAAGATCTTGCCGTCCGTGCCGACGCGGTCGGCGGCGTACCACGGCTCGCCCTCGTTGCCGGCGGCGGGTATGAAGGTGCCGAAGCGCACACGTACCACGCCGGTTTCGTAATCGACACTGCCGGTGACGCCGGTCGCCTCGATCTTGCCGTCGATGCCTGCCGTCACGTTTTGCGTTCCACCGACCGCGCGGGCGTACTGGATCGACAGCGACCCCGGACGCAACGGTGCCGCGCCGGTGCGGAACACATACTCGCTGGAGATGTTCTCGCCGACCGTGGTCACGCAGCTGGCACGGGTGATGGCGTTGGTCGTTCCCGCCGTCCAGGACGTGAGGGTCACCTCGCCCGACAGATAGTTGATCGTGCCGCGCGTCACCCAGCCGTTGGGGGTGAACTCGCGCAGCGTGCCCTGGCCGTTGTCGCCCCAGGGCTGCGCGCCTTGAACAGTCAGCAGCACCGTGCCGGTCACCACCTGGGCATTCACGCCCGGCACCAGATTGAAGGTCGGAGTGAACTGGAAGGTCTCCGTGTGGTTGCTGGTGGAACCCGCGCTGTTGTAACGCAGCTTCACATAGCCCGACTCGTCGTTCGGATACAGCGAGGGCGCGGCGACATAAGACAGGCCGCCATAGTTCAGTCGCCAACGCCCGGTGCCGGTAATGGCTGCCGAGCTGTAGTTCGGACGTGGAATCCGGATCATCACGTCCGGGTTGAACACCACTTCACCGGTGGCGTAGTTGACCGTGCCAATGGTGTCGCCGTTGAGGACGACATTGCCGCTGCCGTCGTCGCGGGCGATCTGGGTGGGGTCGCGCCACATTGCCACCGCCACGCCCATTTCCATCAATTGCTGCCAGGTGTACGCGCCCAGCACCGACGTGTCGGTGAGCGTGTTCCACTCGATCTCGAGCGAACCCGGCTCGATGGCCCCGAAGCTGGCGGTGACCGGCAGCAGCCCCGCGCTATTGCGGGAGGGGTGCGTGAACGAATCCTCCTGCTTGGGGCCCGCGACGTAGCTCACGGTGAGCTGCGTGCCGACCGGCGGCAGCACGTCGGGCGCGAAGTCGAGACGGTTCTGCGCGACGCTCAAGGACCCGGTGGCCGCCCCGGAGAGTGCGCCCGAGGTCGAAGCGGACGCGGTCTTGGCGCCGCCGTATTCCCAGCTCACGGTGAGCGTGCCGGGTTGCACGGCCTTGCCCTCCGGCGGCGAGAGCTGCAAGGACTGCGAAGCCTTGAGAACGGCCTGCGGCTGCTGCGTTTCCTGCGTCGGCACGTTCCAGGTGAGGATGAGTGAGGAACCTACGTCGGGCAGCGCGCCCAGCGTGACGACGAACGCACCGGTGTTCCTGTTGAACGTGCCTGCGCCGTAGCTCTGGTCCAGGCCCTTGAGCGAGCCATTGCCGCCGTCGGACAGCACGTACCAGCGGCCCTGGGCCATGTAGCTGATCGACAGTGTGCCGGGCTGCGGCACCGGAATGACGGTACCGACATAGGACTGACTGCGCGACTCCAGTGTGACTGGAATCTCGGCGCTCTGTGGCGCACGCAGAATCTGCGCGGCCGGCGTGTAGGTGACCGCCTTCGCATTCGACATCGAGCCCGAGTTGAGGCTCAGGATGCCGTTGGCGTAGTCGATGGTGCCGATCGTGCCGCTCGCCGTCTTGAGCAGGCCCGCGTCGTCAAAGATCGTGATGCCGTCGGTCTGCAGGGTGAGCGAGCCCGGCAGGCAGCCGCCCGGCAGGTTGAACCGGATGCTGGGCGTCCACGCATGGTTCGCCGTGTAGCTCACGGCCGCCGCACCGGGCACCGGCAATCCGGCGGCCGCGTAGGGGGCTACGGCCGAGATCGGCGTCTCGGTCTGTGCGCTCGGCACGAGTTGCGTGTAGATCGACGCGCCCTTGACCGTGAAGTCGCCGACGGCAGCCGCCTGCGTCAGCGGTACCACGCCGACATAGGTGCCGGCGTCGGCCACGACCGTGTCACGCACCTTCGTGCTGTTGCTCGCACGCGTAAACGTGCGCGTGGCAGGTGAACCGGTGAAGTCGTAGCGCAGCGCATCGCTGATCTCGACCGTGACCACGCTGGCCTTGTAGTCCTTGTCGGTGTCGTAGGTGAACGTCCGCTCGACGACGGATACGGAAGTCGCGCGGACGTACTGCTCCTTCTGGGTGGGCAGACCCTCGTTCTCGACCAGCACCAGCGTCTGGCCGACGTTGGGCACGGCGTCGGTACTGCGCTGGAGCAGCTGAATCACGCGCTGCCCGGCGATGTGGTTCTCGAACAGATAGCCCGGCCATTCCGCGCCCTTGTTGAGGTAGGCCTCGATGCGTACGCGCGCCTGGTCGCGCGTATCGAAGGTTTTCTCGGTACTGAACAGCGTGACGCTGACGCGCGCGTCCTTCGGCGGTTCGGCCACGATCACGTTGGCCCCGAAGTAGGTGTCGGTGTCGTCGGTCGCCACCTGCACGAAGGTCTTGCGCAGGTTGACCCGGCCGCCGGCGCGATCCAGTTCCGAGATGTCCGGGAAGATGGCGTTCGAGACGCCGTCGGCGATGGCGATGCCGGTGGGCGCGCCTCCGCCCTCGGGCACGTCCGCCATGACGGCGGACTTCAGCAGTTTCACGTCGCCGGATTGAATCGGCATCAGACAATCTCCAGGAATCGAAGGGTCAGGCGGTAGAAGTCGGTGTCGGCGCGTGCCGGGATGCCCAGCACCGGTTCAGCCTCGATAGCCGCTTCCGTGTGCCGGAAGGCGACCGTGAAGGCGCGGCCGTCGGCGAAGGTCAGGGCAAAACGCCCGGACGCGGTATTCACCGGCATTGCGGCCCAGGCGCGCAGTCGCTCGACCGTGGCGCGCGTCACCCACGCCATATCGGGCGCGCCCACCAGCGTGATGGGGCGGCCCGCCTGCCGGACTGCCGACTGGATCAGCAAGGCACCGGTGATGAGGTAGGACGTCGAGGCGACGGCGGGCGACCAGGCGTGCTCGTCGGCCCACAGCAGATCGTCGGGCAGCAGCAGGTCCACCCCGTCCGCGAGGTTCTTCAGTTGCATCGGAATCAGGTCAGGCCGTCCGGGTCCGGGCGGCGTCCAGAAGTTGCAGCAGGCGCGTTTCGTCACGCGCGTCGATGCGGGCGTCGACCTTGCGGTCGCCCGCGGCGAGTTCCACGCGCACGGTGCGGGTGGCCCCACCGTCACTTGGCAGCACCGGGCGGGTGATGCGCGAAGCGGCGGGTTGCACCAGCCCGCCGGCGGCGAAGCCCTGCACCCGTTGCGCCAAGGCCTGCGCCGGTGCGGACAGGTTGTTGATCGCCTCGAAGAAGTCGGCGCCGTAGCGGGCGACGGCCTCCTTGTTCACGACGAATTCGCCGGGCGTGAGCATCGCCGGCACGGTGTCCGATTTCGACAGGCCGCCGCGCCGGTAGAACTCGCCCTGGTGCTGCTCTATGTAGTCGATCAACTCGCGCTCCAGGTCCTTGCCCCACAAGAGCGGCTGGGCCATCGCCTGACGCCACGTCTGCTTGATCCGCTCCAGGTTCTGGCGTTCGTTGCCGGTGAGCGTCTTGCGATCGATGAAGCCTTCCAGCGTGCGCCGGTCTTCCTGCGCCTGCTTGCCGTAGCTCTCCATCGTTTTGCTGCGCATGTCGAGGCTGACCGACGCGCCGTAGTTCCATTCGAGCCAGCCGGTGTACTCGTTCATTCCCTGCAGGCCGAGGTCGATCATCTTCAAGGCCTCGACCGCCTCGCGGTTGCGTTTCGGCGTGCTGGGCTTGCCGTCCGGATCGGTACTTGTGGAGCCGGGGCTGCCCAACGAGGCGACGCGCCCGCCGACCGCGAAGTGGGCGACGCCATTGGCCAGACGCGCCAGCGCGCCGCTGCCGTACTTGCGCACCGCCGCCTTGCGGATGACGAACGCGCCGGCCTCCAGCGTGCGCGGAACGGTGTCGTGGTGGCCGGAGCCGGGTACCGTGCCGCCGGTCATGCGGGGAAAGGCCGGAGCGACCGCGCCACCGTCGGCAAAGCGCCGCACGCCGCCACCAACCAGACCGCCGGTGGCGTTGACCTCGACCTTCTGCACGTAGATCGTGTGCGTGCTCGAGGTGTTGGCACCGTTCAGGCTCATGATCTCGGCGCGAGCCGCATCGGCATTGGTGCTGATCTGATGCCGGGATTCGGTCTGGATGCGATCCAGTGCCTTGATCATCCCCTCGACGTTGGTGATCGCGGCCTGCGCTTTCTCGGTGGCCACCTTCAGCTCGAGCTGGGAGTTCTGGTCGGCGTAGGTCTTGAGCCGGGCCAGCGCATCCTTCGCTTTGGACACGTCGGCATCGACCGGCAGGGTCTTGCCCTCCTTGAGCAGCTGCTCGTACTGCTGCAGCTTCTTCTCGGCCTCCTGTAGGTCGGCTTGGATCTTGAGCAGCACCTCCTTCTCGGCGAGCGCCTTGTCCAGATCGGCGATGGCCTTGTCGAAACGCGCGGTGTCGGCATCGATAGTGACCTTCAGGCCGTCTTTCAGCTTGGCGGTGATCTGGTCGATCTGCGTCTCGGTCTGCGTCAGCGTCTGCTTGATCTGGTCGCGGGCCGTCAGAGCCGACTGTGCCGCCGTCTGGTGCGCCTTGGCTTCCGCATCCAGCGCGCGGTTGAGAATTTCCTCGGAGTCGCGGATGCGCTGGATTGCCTGATTGACGCCGTCCTTGCCTTGCGCGATCTGCGCGTCGGCGTCCTTGGCCTTCTGGGCCAGTTCGGCGCGCAGCTGGTCGGCCTGCCGCATGAGCGCCTCGGCCTGCGCGTACTCCTGGCGGCGGGTGGCCTCGCGCGCCTGCGCTTCGAGTTGCGTCACCTGCGACACCGCCTGCTCGGACTGCTTGCGGGCTTCCTCGCCGCGCTTGGCCTCGCTGGTTTGGCTGTTCGCCACCTGCGCGGCCAGGTCCATCGCTTTCTGGGCCAGTTGCCTGGCCTGCTCGAGCTCGCCGTTGGCCAGCGCCTCGCGCGCCTTCTCCTGGTACTCGGCGATCTGGCGCTTGCGGTCTTCGGTCGCCTCGAATTCCGTCATGCCCTGACGGCGGATGTCGCGGATGCGCTCCTCCGTCGTCATCGACAGCTGGCGCTTTTCCTCCTCGATGCGCTTGATCTCGGCCAGATGCCGGTTGGCTTCGGCGTTGAGCGCGTCGATGTGCTGGCGGTACTCCGAGAGCGCCTGCGCGAGCGTCTGGCGCTTGGTGGCCAGGATTTCGTTTTCGACACGCGTGACGTTGGCCGCGCGCTCGGCCTCGGTCTGCCCGTCGCGGCGTGTCGCTTCGATCTTGGCGCGGGACTCGTCGTCGATCAGCTTGAGCGTGTCGGTCGTGGCCTGCCGCCGCAGCGTGGTCTGCTGCGTCAGCGCCTCGGTCAGCAGCTGCGTGGACTTGGTGATCAGCGCCGCTTCGGACTGCTTCGAGAGTTCCAGCGCCGACTGTTCCTGCTGGTAGCGCGCCTTCACGGCCTCCACCTGCCGCTGCAGGTTGGCCTCGACAATGGAGGTCAGGCCCTTGTAGGCCTCGGCCATCTTCGCGGTCGCGTCGTTGACGGTCTGATTGGCCTTGCCGACGGCCTGCTCCACCTCGCCGAGGCGGGATTTCAGTTTTTCCAGCGCCGCGTGAACCGCTTCGATGCCGCGACCGACCGCTTCCTGTGTGCCTTGGCGCACGGCCTCCAGCCGCTTGGCGATCTCCTCGGCGGCTGACGCGGCGGTGTTCATCGCACCCTTGGCGGCGTCGGAACCCTTGGTCGCGTCGGCGTACATCTGCGCGAAGATCTGATTCATCTCCGCGAGGCGGGCCTGATGGCGCTTGGTGGCCTCGGCGATGGTGTCGGAGGTGAAGATGGCGGCGAACACTTCCCAGTGGAAGCGAAGCTGCTCAATGCCCTTCATCAGCACTTCCACCATGAAGATGCCCGCCTTGCGGACGATCTCGAACTTCTCCGACAGCCACGTCCCGATCTCCCAGCCGACCAGGAAGGCCCCGAGCACCGCAAACGCCGTCTTGAGCACGCCCACGCTGGCCACGGCGGCGGATACCGACAAGTTGGCCGTCGTCCAGGCGGCGGCGGTTGCACTGGCGGCCGTGACCGCAGCCGCACCGGCGGTCTGCCACGCGGTGATGAGTGCCGGGATCAGGCGGTAGATCAGCACGGCCAGCCCGACCTCGGCGATGCGCTTCAACCACTGCATCACCGTGTCGAGGTTCTGCGCCAGCCACGTCAGGGCTTCGGCCAGCTTCTTGGTGAAGCCGGTCGATTCGTCGAGCTTGTTGATCCATTGCCAGAAGGCGTTCTTCAGGCGCTCGAACGACTGGCTGACGGTCTGCGGCAGTTGGGCGTACTCGCTGGCCAGCTTGTCCTTCTGCGAAAGCAGCGCATTGACCACCACGTCGGCGGTGAGCCGTCCTTCCTCGGCCAGCTTGCGCAGCCGCCCGATGGGCACGTTCAGGCCATCGGCCAGTGCCTGGGCGAGCCGGGGACTGTTCTCGACGACGGAGTTGAACTCCTCGCCGCGCAGCACGCCGGAGGCGAGCGCCTGCCCGAACTGCAACAGGGAGGACTGCGCCTCGGTGGCCGATGCGCCTGAGAGGCGCAGGGCCTGCGAGATGCTCTCGGTGATGGTGAGCGCGTCCTTCTGCTCGCCACCCAGCATCCGCACCGCCTGCTGCAGCTTGCCGTACAGCGTGGCGGTTTCCTGAATCGGCACGCCGATGCGCTGCGCGATGGCGAACAGTTCCTTCTGCGCTACCGCGTACTCGCGCTGGCCGGCGGTGGCCAGCTTCAGGCGCGCGGACATCATGTTCCAGGCGTCGGCGATCTGGACGATCTCCTGCACCTTGCCCGCCGCCCAATTGATCGACAGGAAGGCCAGCAACTGCGTCTTGGCCTTGGCCACCTGATCACCGAAGGCCGACATCCCGGCCTTGACCTCGGCCATCCCGGCAGCAGCCTTCTCGCCAGCCGTCTTGGCAGTGCTCGAGAGCTCGCCCAGGCTGCGCTCGGCGGACGCGATGGCGCGCTTGAGCCCCTCGTCAGCCCCTTCAAGCGCGACGAGGACGGAAATCCGATTCGCCATAGATTCTTCTCAGCCCTTCAATCCACCGTGCGGATCTGGCGCTCGATGGCCGCCGACAGGCGCGGGATGCGGCCCGCGACCAGCCGTTCGATGTCGAGACGCTTCTTGATCACGACCTTCGGCACCAGCACGGCAATCGGGATGTCCGCGCCGCGCTTGAGGCGCTTGAGCGCTGAAGCCTTGCGATAGCGGCGCTTGAAGCCCGCCAGTGGCCGGTCGTGTTCCTTGATGTTCTCGGCCATCAGGACGATGTTCCCCTTTGCGTTCTTGATGAAATAGGCATTGCCACCGCGCATCAGCTCGGCGATTTGGGCTTTGAAGCGTTTCCTGCCGACCCGCCCATGCAGCGGGATCAGCATCCGCCCGGCGATCAGGCCGCCGCGCTCGTGCATCCCCGACCACGGAATCCGCGAGCCCACGTACAGCGCGGGGAGACGGTTCGGGTCTTTGTCGAGCACCTTGGCGGTGAAGCCCTTGAGGAAGGACTTCTTGACCACCGCCATCTGGCCCGCGACGTGGCTGCGCACGTCCTGCTTGAGTTCGACCGCCTCGCTGGCAATCGCCCGCGCCACCGCCTTCTTGGCCTTGTCGCGGAACTCGCCGCCCCAGCGGCGCAGTTGCGCCTGCGCAGCTTTGCTATCGATGCGGACGGAAATGCGCATGGTCGGTGAGCCGGTCGAGGGTCTGGTCAAGGTGGCGGCCATCGCTGCGCGTGCCGATGGCGATGATCGACAGCAGCCGCGCATCGCGGGCCGCGTCGCTGCGCGCCGTCGCGGCGACGAAGCCGCGCACCTGCGCCAGGGTGTAGTCGAGGATGTCGGGCAGGCGGTGGCCGTGCTCGATCAGGTGCTGGACGGTGTCGAACCAGCCGCCGCCTTGCTCCCCGGTGGCAGCTTCGTTTGCGCGAACAGGGTGTCGATCCTGGGGATCACCGTCCGGGTAAAAAAATCGGCGTTCACTTCGATCACCTTGGCCGCCAGCAGGATCGCCTCGTCGGCGGCGAGCTCGTCGACCCATGCGCGCGGTTTGCCCACCGCGATGGCGATGGCCGACAGCAGGTCATCGCCGCGTTCGCCGAACAGCGTCAGCCAGTCGATCTCGCCGCCGGTGAGATGCTGCATCACCGGCGTGATCGCACGCAGGAAGCCCGGCATCTGGCCGACCTTCAACGGCTTGATGGCCAGAGGCTCACCGTCGATGACCAGCTCGACGGATTGCGGAATCAGGGTCTCCAGATCACTCATGGCTCACCCCGGCTCAGAGCTGCACGATGCGGCCGAACTGGCCGAGCAGCGCGTCGAAGGGCTTGGTCGAGTCGGCCAGCAGCGAGCCCTCCAGCTCGAACTTGTTGTACTCGTCCGAGATGAAGGAGATCTCCTTCAGCGGATCGAACGCGACGCGGTGGAGCTCGACCAGCACCTTGGCATTGCCCTGTGCGGTGTTGACGCCTTCCAGCCGCAGGTAACGCTCGGGCAGCGCCTGCGTGAAGATGCCGATCTCGGTGGCGACGCCGTAGGCGTAGCTGGCCTTGAACGGAGGCGTGAAGCCGGTGATCTCCAGAAACTGGAGGGCACCGAAATCGGTGTCGGCGGTGTAGTGGGTGCCCAGGGTCAAGTTGGCGGGCGTGCCGGCCGAATCCATCACGACCAGCGACGACACCTTGGGATGCGCGAGGAAGTAGCGGTCGCCCACGACCGGCGCGGCGCCGCCTACCGGTTCGCCGGTCACCGTGCCGCCCGAGCCGGTGACGTGGTTGCCATACAGCGCGAGGGCGAGGTTCTCCTTGGTGAACTCCTCGATGGTGAGGTTCACCGTGGCCGACTTCTGCTTGACCATCCGGTGGTCGAGCGAGCGCTGGCCTGTCTGGCTCTCGTAGTGCTCCAGCACGTCGGTCTTGAGCGAAAGCTTCAGCTCAGCCACGTTGCCGGGCGAGCGCACTTCGATGGGCAGGCCGGCCGCGTCGCGTTTGCCGAGGAAGACGCGGCCTTGGAAAGATGCATAGGTGCTCATGGCTTGGGTTCCTTGCGTGGGAGAGGTTTCGGTTCGGGTGCGGTGTCGGGGTTGGCGACAGGGGCGGCCGGCCCCGGCTTGGCGATGTCGTGCGCGATCAGCCAGTCGGCCGTGGCCACGTCCACCTCGATCCGGTCACCGGGCGCATACGGCTTGCCCGCGTGCGTGTGCGGGTGGGTCAGGACAAGTACGGTCATGGGTGTTCATCCAAGAGTTGAAAGATCGTTGGCCAGCGTCCGGTACGTGATGCGGTAGCGCGCCGGCAGCGCCACGGCCACCGCATCGGCGTCCTCGATCTCCCATTCGGTATCGACTTCGCGCAGTCCCAAGGCCAGACCGCCGAGGGTGCCGTCCGTCATCAAGGCAGCGTGCGCTGCCGTGAGCAGCCGATCGGCCGCGGTCTCGGGGACGGCGGGCGGCACGGCGCGCGTGAGCGCCACGAGGCGGACAGTGAGTTCCCGCGTCACGCGGTCGTTGGCGCGTTCGGTGATGGCGTCGATTTCCGGAAACACCACCAGCGCCGGGCATTGCTCCCGGCTGATGGCCACCGCCGGCGAACGGTGCAGGCCGGCCCCGAACGCCTCGGCTGCGGGCCGGACAGCCGCCACCACCGCGAGCAGGATGCGCTCGCGGATCGAGTTGTCGGCCATGGGTCAGGTCCTCGTGAGGGTTGCGCGCATCTCGGAGCCGTCGCCCACGGCCCGGATGTCGCGCACCAGGAATGTCGCGCCGTCGATCTCGACCGTCTCACGCGACGCAAGACCGGTGAAGACGGATGCGGGGTAGGAGATCGCGTATTCGGTGCTCAGGGCCAGGCCGTCGAGCACCGTGCCATCCGGCGCGGCGAAGCCGACCGGATGGCTCTGCGGCGGCGAGCCGTCGGCGGGGCGCCAGAGGCACTCTTTCAGCAACCCCGCGCTCGCCGCCGACGCGTAGATCTGCTCGATGATGTTCATGCGCGGCCCATCACGAGCTTGACCAGCAGCGCCGGGCGATGACACATCGGCAGCGGGTTGCTCTGGGTGTGCAAATCGGTGCCGCGATCGAACTTGCGCGGCGCCTGCTTGGCGTACAGCGGCTGGCCCAGCGTATTGACCGTCTCGTTGAAGTCGGCCGGCGCAAAGTAAGTGGCGAAGGTGTCCACCGTGCCCAGCGGGAAGGCGTGTGCCTCGCCGGCCGCGATGAAGCGGCGCACCGTGCCGTCCGGGCTGCTGGCCTGGCCGCGGTACTCCTCGAAGGTGAGGCCGGCAAAGACGAAGCCGGCGCGCACGTCGTTGATGAGGATAACACCCTGTTGCCAGTTCGTGTAGGCCTCCTTGACCGACTTGTGCCCGGTCAGTGCCCGGAAGAACTCGGGCGAACACAGGACGTGCACGCCGCTCATGAACTCGCCCTTCAGGTTCTCCTCGATGTGGGCGAGCACCTCGTAGCAGTGGCCCTTGACGTCGCTGTTGGCGTTGGCCAGATCGAAGGCGATGGTGGTCTGACTGAGCTCGAACTCGTCGAACAGGTCGTAGATGATGCTGCCGTCGGCGTCCAGGATCTGGCCCTTGAGCGCGCCCATGCGCAGGTGCTCGAGCGTGATCGCGTGCTTGTTGCGCATGGTCTCGAGATGTCGAGCGAGCACGCCGGCGACTGCCTCCATCTCGGTTTCCGAGCCGAAGGCGCGCAGGCCCTGCACCTCCTCCGGCAACACCACGTCGTCGTGCGGAATGTGCGGCACGACGAAAGAGCGCAAGGTGCGCCGGCCGCGTTCGCCCACCGTGCCCGGCGAGCCGGGCGGCCGGGTGGGCAAGAGGTTCAGGCGCCCGGCGTACTCCTCGATGACGACCTGGCGCGTGCGCACGGGCTTCGGGGGGAAGAGATTCAGAGCTTCCAGCCGCCCGTAGCGGTTGGGGATGAGGTTGATGGCGGCCGTGAGGCTGGCCATCGAGAAGCCGGGAGCATCGAAGGGATTGAGCATCGGGGGTCTCCAGAAACAGCAAAGCGGAGCTTCGGCGCAGGCTCATATCGGCGTAGCCGATGTGAAGCCGCGCAAGCGGCGGCCGAAGCCAAACCCGCCACCTGGCGGGTTGCTCGAGGTTGGGGAAGGTGCGGAATCAGGCGCCGTCGCGCACCAGGATGCCGCGGGCTTCGAGCTGGGCGATGGCCACTGCGCGCTGCTCGGCGGTCAGTCCTGCCGGCCAGATGAGAGCCTGCCGCGCGACGATGGCGTGGCGGGCGATCAGGATCGCGTCCTCGCGGTCGATCAGCGTCGCATCGACCGCGTTGCCCAGGACGCCCGCGGCCACTTCCGTGCCGTCGGTGGCGCTGGGATCGAGGGCCGCGAGCTTGCCCGTGGCCGTCACACGCCCGACCACGGCGCCCAGCGGCAGCTGCCGGCCGGCGGCCACGGTCGCCTGCTCGCGCGAGTACAGGTTCGGCGCCTCGTACTTCAAGAGGTCGCCGAGGTGGGGGGCTTGGGTGAGCGTGGGCATGGTTCACTCCCGGGTGACGAGTTTCTTGACGGCGGCGACCACGGGCGAGGCGGTCGGGTCGGCGCCAGGGGCGGCCCAGTCCTCGGGGCCGTGGGTCGAGCGCACGGCGGACTCCGTGCTGCGCTCAGCGCGCGCTTCGATCAGGGTGCGGCGCACCGCGGCCTCGGTGTGGCCGGCCGCGATGAACTCGGCGGCGCGCTCGGGGCAGCCGGCGATCAGGCACAGCTCGGCGATCACTTTCGCGGACTGCGCCGCCTCGCGGCGGGCCTCAGCGGCCAGCGCCACGACGGTGTCCGGGCCGAGCGCCTCGGGGGTGTGCTCGGGCGCGTTCCCGGGTGACGCATCGGCTGGGGTGTGGGCTGGTAGGTGAGTTGGGGGATGGGTGGGGGTGTCGGTCATCGCGGGGGTTCCTCGCAAGGTGTTCGCCTTCCCGGTCGGTCTCTGGCGCGGCGGGGAAGGCAAACGCCGCGGGGTGGCAAGCTGTCGGTCGAGTTCGGCCAGCACCGCAGGCAGCGTGGCCACGCCATCGGCCAAGCCCGCGTCCATGGCCTGCGGGCCGAAGAAGAGCGCCGCCTCGGTCGCGCGCACCGCGTCCTCAGAGATGCCGCGCATCGCCGCCACGTGCGCGACGAAGAGGCCGTGGAGCCGGTCCACCTCGGCCTGCAGCGCTGCGCGCGCAGTGTCGTGAAGCGGCTCGTGCGGTGAGTAGTCGTTCTTGCGCGCGCCGGCGGTGATCGCGGTGTAGCGATAGCCGTCCTGGGCGTCCTTGACGGACTGGTCGACGTGCAGCGCGATCACGCCGATCGAACCCACGCCGCCGGTCTCGGTGACGTAGAGCCGCTTTGCGGCGCAGCCGATCGCATAGGCCGCGGAGAAGGCCGCGTCGTTGGCCACGGCCCAGACGGGTTTGAGGCCGGAGGCCTCGCGCACGCGGCGGGCAAGCTCGAAGCAGCCGCCGGTCTCACCGCCGGGTGAGTCGATGTCGAGCACGATGCCGGCCACCAGTGGGTCGGCCAGCGCTGCCTCCAGCCGCGCGCCGATGTCGGCATAGCTCACCAGCCCCGAGGCCGCCTCCAGCCCCAGCGTGCGCTTGACCAGGGTGCCGTGGACCGGGATCACCGCGATCGACGTCTGCGGATGCGCCGCAGGGTTCGGGCTTCTCGGCAGCGGCGGCGCGAGTTGCGGGTCCGGGCCGGCCAGCGGCAGGCGCTCGGCGAGCACCGCGAGGATCACATCGAGCTTGGCGCGCTGCACGAGCAAGGGCGTGCCGAACAGGCGGGCGGCAAGGTGCGGGAGCATCGGTGTCAGTCTCGAGAATCGGTGTCGGGTGCGGGGGACGGCACTGGGGAGGTCGGTCGGTCGGTCGTGCCGGGGGTCGGAATCGAAGATCAGCCCCAATTCATCGGCGCGTCGGTTGTGGCTCCGGCCGCCGCTTCGCGGCTTAACGCTCGCTATCGCTCGCATTAGCCTGCGCCGCAATCGTCGCGGCCCCTTGGTCATGACGAGGGTCGGAATCGAAGACCAACCCGAGACTGTCCGCGCGACGATTGTCCGCGGCGATCTCGCGGTCGATGTCCTCGGCGTCGTAGCCATAGGCCGAGATCGCCTCCGAGCGGCTCATGAGGCCGGCGCGGATCGCGAGCTTCAAGGCGTTGAACTCCTTGAGCGGATCGACCCATTGCCAGCCCTGCGGAATCCACTTGGCGGCGAGGAACTCGCGGCGCCGGCGCGCAAAGCCCGGCAGCGACAGCGCCCCTTCGAGGGCGGCCTGCTCCATCCACGCCCGCCACACCGGGCGGCACAGTTGGTGCACGATCACCCCGTGCTGGATGGCCTCGCAGCGGCGGCGGAATTCCAGCAGGCCCGCGCGGATGCTCGAGTAGTTCACTTGAGTGAGATCGCCGGTGAGCATCTCGTAGGTGATGCCCATGGCCGCGGCCACGGCCCGGAACTGCTGGCGCATGAACTCGCCGTAGCTCGAGCCCACGTCCGCCGGCGCCGAGAACTTGATGTCCTCGCCCGGCTCCAGGATCTGCAGCGTGCCGGGTTCGAGCCCCGCGAGCGCCACCCCCTGGGCATCGGGCAGCCCCTCGCCCATCAGGCTGTCCTCGGGAGCAAGCCGCGTGATGAAGCCGGCGAACATCGCGGCGGTTTTTTTGCGCACGAGCTCGGCGTCGTCGTACTGGTCGAGTTCGTGCAGCTTGATGAGGGCGCGGGCCAGCCACGGCTCGCCGCGGATCTGACCCGGGCGCAACGGGCGAAACAGGTGGATGACCTCGTCTGCGGGCACGCGCACGGTGTCCAGCTCTGCTGCGGCCGCCCCCGTGCCCGACATCGGAGCGAGGCTGCCGTCGCCCGGGTGCGAGCGGGTCAGGTGGTAGGCCACGCGCCGGCCCAGCCGGTCGAACTCGATACCCGCGCGGATTGCGTGGCCGGAAGGCAGGTCCCGGTTCAGGGTGGTCGGCAGGTGCTCGGGCTCGAGCAGCTGCAGCTGCAGCCCCACCGGCAGGCCGTCCTCGGGGCGGCGCCAGCGCAGCCGTATCAGGCACTCACCGCCTTCGAGCATGGCCCGGCAGGCCAAGGCCTGCAGGCCGTAGAAGTCGGTCAGGCCCGCCGCGTCGGCCTCCTCCACCCAGTCCCACCACAGCGCGTGGATGGCCTCGCGGAGCGCCACATCCTGCACCATGCTCTGCGGCTTGATGCCGGTGCCGATGGCGTTGGCGACGAAGGCCTCGATGCCGGCGGCGGCCCAGGCGTTGCGCCGGGCGAGATCGCGGCTCTTGGCGCGCAGTTCTGGCTGCGTGTAGGCCAGCGCCGCCACCGCCCCGGGGTTGCCGACCTGCCAGGCCAGCGAGCGGCGGCCGCCGCCTGCGCCGTCGTAGGTGGGGCCGGCACCCAGCAGCCGGCGCTTGAAGCTGTGCCACCAGCCCATCCTCAGGTCCCTTTGGCGGTGGTGATGCGGATCTGCCGCGGCGCGCCGGGCCACAGCCCGGTGGCCACGGCCTGCTCGAAGAGGTCGCGCTTGACCGCGCGGATGGCGGCCTGCAACTCCTCCACCGAGCGGTACTCGACGGTCTTGTCGCCGAAGGTCACGCGTTTTTCGCCTTTGGCGAGCGCCGATTCCAGGGCATCGAGGTGAGCTTGGGTGTAGGCCATCAGCGGTAGACCACGAGGTTGACCTCAAGGGAGTCGTCGAACGCGGTGGCCGTGGTGGCGCAGCTGAGGTCGACGTGCTGGGCGGTCTTCTGGTCGGCGGTGGCGCGCACGACAGCGATGCGCTGCGTGCCGCTGTTGGTGCTGCTGCGGGCCAGGGCCGTCCAGCAGTAGTCGGCATCCGGCATTGGCGTGGCAAAGCTCACGCGGTAGCGGCCGGCCGCGGTGCGGGTGACACCGGCCACGTTGTGGGCGGCGCGCACGACGATCTGGTTGCCGACATACCCGAAGCACACCCAGGCCCGGGCCAGGCCGGGGTGGGTGGCGTCGATCTTGGTCCGGACCTCCAGGCCGATACGGCCGGCCAGGGCGGCGATGCGCGAGGCCAGGCTCATCAGAGCAGCGCCCCTTCGAAGACCGCGACGAAGTCGGTGTCGGTGTTGCCGACATCGGCACTGGCCACCGCGCCGATGTTGCTGCGCGCCTGGGCGGCTTCGGCGGCGGTGAGCGTCTGCGCCGCATCGAAGCGCACCCGGTTGTTGACGGCGGCCAGCAGCGCGTCCAGGCCACTGGTGCCGTTTTGCAGCAGCTGCTGGATCTCCAGCAGGGTGTCGTAGGCGGCGTCCGCCCCGCCGAGGATCTCGGCTTTGAGCGCATCGAGCAGCGTGACGATCTTGCTCGACGAATAGGTGCTGGTGGTGGCGACCTGGGTGTCGTCGATCGCGCCGGACGCCAGCACCGCGGCCTTCAGTTCGTTGATCGCCGCCACCAGGCTGGACTTGTCGGTGGTGGTGAGGTTGGCGAGGTTGCCGGCCTTGGCGCGCACGTCGTTGAACTCCTGCGCGACGCGGATGACCAGGCTTTCGATGCGGGTGGCCAGACTCATGGGGTCTCCTTCTTGGTTCGGAACAGCCAGCGGGGATCAGCGCAGCCAGGGACTGCGGATCACCCGCCGACGTGATGGGGTTGCAGAAACGGCGAGGCCACCGCGTGGGGTGGCCTCGTCGGGGTTCAATGCAGGAGCCTGTGGCGGCGCATCGGGTGGTGTCGCCAGCCCCAGCTGCCGCTCCAACTCGCGCCAATGGCGTTCTTCGAAGCGGTCCAGCCCCGCTGCGCTCGCGGCGGCGCGGGCGTAGACGTAGCAGTCCAGGGCTTCGTTGCGCTCGCGCATCTTCTGCCACTCGCGCACCGGGTAGCCGTTGCGGTCGCGCCGGGTGACGAGCTGCTCGGCGCACAGCTGCTGGATGAACTCGGCGTCGATCTTGGGCAGATGCACGAAGCCGGCCGGATAGACCGGGGTCGAGCCGTCCTCGGCGACGTCGGCGCTCTTTCTCAGGTTGTTGTAGAGCTCGAGCTTGGCGATGCCCACCGCGACGCTATAGACCTTGATGCCCCGGCGCAGCTTCTTGCCCGCCTGCGAGACGTCGACTGCGGTGGGCGTGCCGATCAAGGCGGCCCCACGGGCCACGCCCTTGACCGCCATCACGCGCGGATCGCGGCAGGCGCGCACGAAAGCGTAGGTCTCCTGCGTGGCAAAGCCCGTGTCGAGCGCGAGCCGCGCCAGCGGCATCTGCGCGCCGCTCGCGTGCGTCCAGGTCTCGGCGACGAGTTCCGCGAGGCGCTTCCACACCGCGTCCCGTGCCGTATCACCCATCAGCACCCGGTGCTCGATGAGCCAGGCCTCCTTGCCGCGCCCGAAGGCCCAGATTGAGGCCTCGATGCGGTCCTTCTGCACGTCGGCTCCACCCACCAGCAGCAGGCCGCCTGCGGGGACGGAGCCGATTCGGTAATCCTCTCGCCGCTCGAGCAGCCGCTGCCAATCCGGCGCCTCGCCCTCCTCGACCCAGGTCTCGCCCAGTTCGGTGTTCTTGAAGGTCTTGATCGCGGCAGCCGACCCGGACTCCTTGCCAACCGCCGCTTCCCATGCGGCGGCGATGTCGCGCCAGGACCGCCAGCCCACCGGACTGTAGAGCGATGACAGGTGAAAGCCCGCTGTCTTGGCACCGGGGGCGCACGCCTTCCACTCCCCATGCTCCAGCATCCAGGTCTTGTGGTGTTCGGCAATGGGTGCGTCGCAGGCCTCGCAGACGTAGACGGCGGTGTCCGGCTGGCCTTTGTCCCAGCGCAGCTGCTCGAAGCGCAGCCACTGGCGGTGGCCGCAGTGCGGGCAGGGCACGAAGTAGCGGCGCTGGTCACTGGCCTCGTACTCACGCTCGATGGCGCTTGCGCCCGCAATCGTCGGCGTGGAGACGATGAAGATCTTGCGCCGCGCGAAGGTGCGCGTGCGCGCCTCGGCCAGCGAGATCGCATCGCCCTCGCCCTCGACGTCCAGCGGATAGCCGTCCACCTCGTCGAGAAACAGATAGCGCACCGGCATCGAGCGCAGACCCACCGCCGAGTTGGCGCCGGTCATCACCAGCACGCCGCCGCGGAACTCTTTGGCGAGGATCGTGTTGCCCGAATCCCGGCTGCGCGCCGGGGCGATGAGTTCGGCAAGCACCGGCGACTCCTCGATCAGCGGGTCGATGCGCTGCTTGGAGTTGCGCTTGGCCATCTCCACCGTCGGCCACACCGCCATCATCGGCCCGGGTGCGTGGTGGATCACGTAGCCGATCCAGTTGCTGCCCATCTCTGTCGCCCCCAGTTGCGCGGCCTTCATGAACACCACCCGCTCGATGGGCGAGGTGGGCGAGAGGCAGTCCATGATCTCGCGCAGGTAGGGCGTGCGGCTCGTGCGCCAGCGCCCCGGCTCGCTCGAGGCCTTGCTGGACAGCACCCGATGCCGGTCGGCCCACTCGGAGACCGTCAGCAGCGGATCGGGGGTGAGCCCCTCGCGCCAGGCCCGTTCGATGTCGTCGGCGCCGTCGTAGGAATCGCCCATGCTGGGCATCGATGCGTTGCTCCTCGGGCAGTCGTGCGTTGCGGAGAAGATCGCGTAAACTGAAAATGCGCTCTGTGGTCGGCTGGGCTGTCTGTACTCCGTACGGAGAGGACGGCAAGATCCCCGGCAGAGCGCATCCCAGTTTTTCGATCTGCCGACATGCTGGTAGTCGCGTTCGAACGGCAGTCACGAGGAAACCAAGCATCCGTGTTAAACTCGAAACGCGGGCCGGTGGACACGTTTCGGGCGTAAAGGGCGGGGTTTCGGCATCGTTCCGCCACCGGCGCATCTCCACCCCCGTTTTGTCGACCAGGTCAATGGGTGACGCGCGGCGGCCTGTGCCCTGTTTGGTGGTGGCGACGTCCCGACTGGCGAACCAGAACCGCCCATGCCCGCAGCGAGTCGGCGCGTGCGGGCATTTTTGTTGGTCGAAGATGCGCAGGCGAGTGCCAGTCGCCGCGTGCTTGCTCATCGTCAGTCCACCCGCGGTCGCACCTCGCCCAGTTCCTGCAAGTGCTCGCGCACGGCCGCATCGAGCGCCACGTGCAGCGCATGCGCATCGACGTTCAGCCGTGCGGCCATCTGCGCCGAGATGCGCGCCGGCCAGTTCAGCCACGCATCGCGCTCGGTGCGCGCGAGCTTGAACACGTGAGAGACGGCCTGCGCGCGATCGACGAGCTCCCCCTTGCGCTGCGCCAGCTCCACCTTGTTGAGCTGGGCCTTGAGCACCTCGTTGACCGTGCGCGCCTGCAAGAGCGACGTGCCGCTGGTCGCCAGCGGCGGGGGCACGGGGTCGGGGATTTGGCGTTCGGGTCGGGCCTGGGCTCTCTGAGAAGTGGGGGTTTTGTGCTCGGGTGCGCGGCGGGGCTGCAAGGTGTTGCGCGCCCACTGGGCGTCGGCCACCTCGGGGTCGATCGTGCCGTCAGGCAGCGGTGTGATACGGCCGGTGTCGATCGCCTTCTTCACGGCCACGTGCGACACGCCACGGTGGCGCGCGTAGGCGCGAATCGAAAGTCCCATCGTCGCCGTCTTCCCACATCGGTTCGTGTTTTTTCAGATTCAGCTTGGCTTTCCTCGCAAACAGCGCGTTCATCCCGTCACGCCAACTAACCCGAGAGGAACACGCCATGAACACCCACACTCCCGACCTGCTCGCCACCAAACTCGCCGAAGCCGCGTTGACGGTCCTCGTGCGCAGTTGCCGCCAGGAGGTCGCCACCGCCAGCCGCGATGACCTGGAGGCCGCCTGCGCAGCGATGCGCGCCAAGGCGCGGCCGGTCATCGACCAATTGCTGGACGACGCGCGGGCCGCGCCCTGGGTCGGCGAGATGGCATTCCACGCCGCAGCCCTGGAACTTGCGCAAGCCGGCATCGCGGTCCTGCGCAAGGCCTGACTCACGCGCCAAGCCAGGCACGAAACGCTTGGCTTCTGCCCCTAACAGCGCGTTCATCCCATCACCCGATCACCCCTGCGAAGGAGCAGACCATGACCCCCATCACCCTGACCCCCATCACCCTGACCCTGACCCCGACCCAGCACGCCATCCTGGCCCACGCCATCGAACAGCACGGCGGCCGGATCGATGGGTTCCCCGAGCACATCAAGGGCGGCGCGCGCCAGAAGGTGCTGGCCGGCCTCGCCAACCGCGCCCTGATCACCACGATTGGGGACCACTGGTTCGTCACCGCCGAGGGCTATGACGCTTTGGGGCTGCCGCGCCCGGGTGCGAAGACGCCGAATACGGGCTCGTTCGAAGCCCGTCTCGATCAGATCATCGCCAATGCGGAAACTGCGACAGCCACCGCGAGCGATCCCGAACTGGAAGCTGCCGTCACCGCGGCCGAAGCCGCGTGGACACAGGCGGGAGACGATGCGCCGCGCCGCACCCGCGCCCACAGCAAGCAGGCCCAGGTGATTGCGATGCTGCGCCACCCCGAGGGCGCCACGATCCGCCAGATCATGGACGCCACCGGCTGGCAGGCGCACACGGTGCGCGGCACCCTGGCCGGGGCGCTCAAGAAGAAGCTGGGCCTGACCATCGTGTCGGACAAGCCCCAGGGCGGCGAGCGGGTGTATCGCATCGCCTGAGAACCAGATCGAGACAGAAGCCAAGCGGCGCTTGGCTTTTGCATCGAACAGCGCGTTCATACGGGTGTCGTAACCATCACCCGAAGGAGCCCGAGATGAGCATCACCCCAAAGACCATCACAGCGATCCCCGCCACCCGCAACGATGCCTGGGGCTTCTGGGGCACGATGGGCATGCACGCCCAGGCCGCCTGGCCGATCGCGATGACCGCGATCTCCCACGCCACCGGCCAGCCGCTGGAGTCGGTGCGGGCCTTTCTCGACAGCCGCCACGGCCGCCACTTCGCCGACGACGTCCAGAAGGGGCTCTACGAGGGCAAGAGCCTGGCGGACGCGATCGAGGTCGCCACCGGGCGCTGGATGGGCTGGACCATCGGCCGCCAGACCAACAAGCGATACGGCATCCCGCGCGGCCTGCCATACCTGACGGGCTTCGTGATTCACTGCGAGATCATCGAGGAATCACTCGCCGCCTGATCGAAGGCCGCGCCGTCGGCCTCGCGGGTGGCTTGCTGGCCGGTGAAGTCCTGCCAACGGCGCACGATCACATCCACATATTTGGGATCGAGCTCGATCAGCCGGGCGATGCGGCCGGATTTTTCCGCGGCGATCAACGTCGTGCCCGAACCCCCGAAGGGGTCCAGCACCACATCGCCCGGGCGGCTGGAATTGCGGATGGCCCGCTCGACCAGTTCCACCGGTTTCATCGTCGGGTGCAGGTCGTTTTTCTGCGGCTTCTTGATGCTCCACACATCGCCCTGGTCACGGTCGCCACACCAGTGGCGCTGCGCCCCTTCCGGCCAGCCGTAGAGAATCGGCTCGTACTGCCGCTGGTAGTCGGATCGGCCCAGGGTGAAGGTGTGCTTGGCCCAGATGATGAAGGTCGACCAGTGGCCGCCGGCGGCGCGAAAGGCCGATTGCAGCACGTCCAGTTCGCTGGAGGACATGGCCACGTAGATCGCCCCTCGGCAGTGAGCAATGGTCGGCGTCAACGCCGCCAGCAGGAAGTCGTGGAAGGCTTCACCCAGGTTGTCGTTGAGAATCGCGCGGTCCTTGCCGCGCAGCTTGTCCTTGGCGCTGTTGGCATAGTTGACGTTGTACGGCGGGTCGGTGAAGACCATGTCCGCTATCGCACCTTGCATCAGATGGTCGTAGCTTTCGGCCAGGGTCGCATCGCCGCACAGCAGCCGGTGCGGGCCCAGCAGCCAGACGTCGCCCGGTCTTGAGATCGGGGTCTGCCCGACCTCGGGCGCCGCATCCTCGTCGGTCTGGCCTTGGACATCGGGCTCGTCGCCGGCGAGCAGGTCGGCCAGCGCGTCGGCGTCGAAGCCGGTGAGGTCCAGGTCAAAGCCCGCTGCTTGCAGGTCTTGCAGCTCGATGCGCAGCAGTTGTTCGTCCCAACCGGCGTTCTCGGCGATGCGGTTGTCGGCGATCAAGAGCGCGCGGCGCTGGGTGGGCGTGAGGTGGTCGAGCACGACCACCGGCACCCGCTCCAGCCCCAGTTTCTGGGCAGCGGCCAGCCGACCGTGTCCGGCGACGATCACCCCGTCGCTGCCGGCCAGGATGGGATTGGTGAAGCCGAACTCGGCGATGCTGGCGGCGATCTGCGCGACCTGCTCCTGGGAATGGGTGCGCGCATTGCGGGCGTAGGGGATGAGCTTGGCGGTCGGCCACTGCTCGATCCGCTCAGCAAGCCACGAGGCCCTCATGCCGCAACGCCCTCCTTCGCCCGCCGCTCGGCCGCCACCTCCTCGAAGGACTGGCCGGTCGCAAGCAGCGTCACCGGCACGCCGGGGTGGTTCTGCCGAAAGCGTGTGACCGCCACGTCCACGTACTCGGGCGCGATCTCCACGCTGCGGCAGACGCGGCCGGTGCGCTCGGCAGCCAGCATCGTCGTGCCGCTGCCGCCAAAGGGCTCGAACACCGTGTCGCCGGGGTCGGTGTAGGCCTCGATCACGAACTGCGGCAGCGCCACCGGGAACACGGCCGGGTGGTCGATCCCTTGGCCGATCTTGCCTTTGTGGCGCATCACCCGGATCACCGAGTCGGGGATGCGGCTGTCTTGGGTGGGCAGCCCCTTGTGCGTCCAGCCACCCACTTCGCCGTCCTTGCCGCGCATCGCGGTGGACGAGCCATCGGCGCGCAGGTGGGTGTCCTGTCCGGCCCATTTGCAGGGCACGATCTTGTTCGGCTTGCGGCTTTGCCGGTTGAAGTGAAAGACGAACTCGAAGGCAGGCGCCAGCCGGCCTGCCCAGTCGCCGGGCATGCCCGGGCCCTGGTCCCAGATGTACCAGGCGAAGCGCCGCCAGCCCTGCGTGCGCATCCAGGCCAGCCAACCGTCCCAGTACGGGACGACTTCGTTGTCGCGGTGGATCAGGCCCAGGTTCACCAGCACTTGGCCATCGTCTGCCATCGGCAGGTGGGCGAAGACGCCGCGCATCAGGCCGTCCCAATCGGCGATGCCGCCGGTGGTGTAGTCGCGCTGGTTGCCGTAGGGCGGCGAGGTGAAGCACAACGCAGCCGTCTCGCCCTGCATCAGCGCTTCGACCACCCGCGCGTCGGTGGCATCGCCGCAGATGAGGCGGTGCTTGCCGAGGACCCAGATGTCACCGGCGCGGGAGACCGGCACGGTCGGGGCTTCGGGTACATCATCGGCGGCGTCCGGCGCCTCGGCCTCAGGTTGCTGTTCGGTATCGACCGTCGCGTTGGCGAGCAACGCGTCGATCTCGGCTCCCTCGAAGCCGGTCAGCGTCAGCTCGTAGCCGGCATCCGATAGCTCGGCCAGTTCCAGCGCGAGCAGTTCCTCGTCCCAGCCGGCGTCCAGCGCCAGGCGGTTGTCGGCGAGCACCAGGGCGCGCTTTTGCGCCGGGGTGAGGTGCGCCAGTTCGATCACCGGCACCTGCTCGAGCCCGAGCCGGCGCGCCGCCGCCAGTCGCCCGTGCCCGGCGATGATGCCGTTGTCACCATCGACCAGGATCGGGTTGGTGAAGCCGAACTCGACGATGGAGGCGGCGATCTTGGCGATCTGGCTATCGGCGTGCGTGCGGGGGTTGCGGGCGTAGGGGATCAGCGTCTGGACCGGGCGGTATTCGACCTGAAGTGCGTTCAAGGGAGAAGTCCAAAAGCAAAACCCGCCGGGCGTTGCCGCCGGGCGGGTGGTGTGAGTTCGGGTTGCGTTCGGAGTCTGGTGACGCCCTGACCGCTCTGCCGGGTGGTAACCGAGCCGGTAACCGGGCCGGGTGGTAACCTGCTTGGCGCCTGACGCTAGGGCGATGCCGCGCTCGCGCCCCCCGCATGGCTTTTCGGCCAGGAAGGACCCATCGCGCTCGGCGGGTCGGATCGCGAAGGCAGAAACGACGAAGGCCACGGATCGCTCCGTGGCCTTCGCACATGCTTCTCTCGCGAGGTTAGCGAAATCCTAGCGCAAAAACGGGTGAAGTGTTGCACGTCCAAAAATGGCTCGAAACCGGCATCGTTCCGCATCCGCCCGCATGGCTTGGATCACTTTGGAAACGACCCGCAACTTCACTCATGAAAGGCTGGCCACGGTCCGGCGGGTCTGCTCGTTCAGACGGCAGGCGACGATGTCGAGCGCCTTCTGCCACCGCCGCCACGCCGTGGTCCGGTCGCAGCCGAAGCGGGCGCAGATGTCGCGCCAGCGGTGGCGCTCGGCGCGCATCCATACCAGGTGGCGTTCCTCTTCCTCCAGCCACAAGACCCAGCGCATGGTCTCGAGCATGCGCTCGATAGCCTCAGGGCTGGGTGGGAAGCGCCGGATCGAGGGTTCGGCCCCCAGCGTCTCCCAGGGCATGCGCCGGATCGCGGGCCAGGTGTTGAAGTAGCCCTGCACGCGCACGGGCGGCAGGCGGTGGGCGGTGATGGCCGCCTCCCGGAAGCGTTCGGCCACACGCTCGACGGTCCACTCAGCCATGGCGCGCCTCCCATGCACCGTAGAGCCGCTCGCCGATTCGGCGGATCAGCTCGCGCTCCGTCCAATCGAGCCGGTCATCGTCGAGGCAGACGACGAGCAGGCGTCGCTCGCGCCAGCCGCGGCGCTTGACGGCCTCCACGTCCATCGGCTCGGGCTGCAGGCGCCCCAGCGGGCAGCGGTAGCGAGGGGTCGGAACAATCATCTCAGTCCTCCTGCGCCGCGTCGTGATGCTGGATTGCCCAGTGCAACAGCGCCAGGGCGTCGGCCTCGTCGTCGTCCGCCGGGGCGTGGCCCCGCGCACGCACGGCCGCCATCATCTCGTCCTTGCTCGCATTGCCCTTGCCGGTGGCGTGCTTCTTGATCGTGCCCACCGGCACGCCCTGGTAGGGAATGCCGTGGTGCTCGCACCAGGCGGTGAGCTGCGCCATGAAACCGCCGTAGGCGTGGGCGGCATCCACTCCGGCGTGGCGGCGGACCTCCTCGAAGTACACCGCATCTAACCCGTCCGCCGATTGCTTGATCTCGGCAAGCCAGCGCTTGAAGCGCAGGTAGCGCATGCCGCCGCCCTCGAAGCGCTGGGGCTTGAAGGACTCCGAGCCGCTGGTGATGGAGCCGTCACGGCCGAGCACCGCCCAGCCGGTCCGGGTGCCGAGGTCGAGGCTCAGGATGGCCGTGCCCGGTTCACGATCCCGACCGTCGATGCCGGGCAGACCCCTTCGGGTCGGGGGAGAGGACACGACGTGGTCCTCTCCCCCCGAAGGGGGGAGGGAGTTTTCGCCAACTGGGAAATCCCCGAAAGGTAAGTAAAAACATGGTGTTAGCTCAGTTGGCAAATTGGCAGGCGTTGCCAACTGCCAACTTGCCAACTGATCTGTAATGCATTGATTTTTTTGATTTTCCAGTTGGCAGACGTTTGCCAACTGAATCCAGTTGGCAAAATTCGGGTTCCAGTTGGCAGAATTTTTGCCAACTTGCCTGCGCGTGTTCATGCGTCCTCCTGCGGCTTGATGAAGTCGTCTTGGTAAACCCACACCTCGGGGTTCTCGACCGGCAATGCGGCCCCCGATTGCGGGCATTTGAAGTGAGTGGGCAGTACCGGCATTTGGCGCAGCGGCAGTTCGCCGGTGTCGGGGTCGGGCTCGCCCGCCGGCATGCGCAAGACCATGCCTTCCACGCACAGGTAGCCGTACTTGGTGCGGCCGATGCGTGGCAGGCCATAGTCCTGTGCGTTGCGGAAGTACTTGATGTAACCCTGGGTCGAAAGCGCAGAGAGGCGCTCGCGGATGGTGCGCTCGCCGCCCAGACCGGCCTTGCCTTCGAAGGATTCGGCGAACTGGTTGGCGGTGTAGCAGCGCCCCTGGGCCGCCTCGTCGAACAGGATCTGCAGGATGGCGTCGCGCTTGCGCCGGCGCTCGGCATCGAGGCGCTCGCCATAGTCCCTCATCACCAGCCGCGCGTTGGCATCCACCTCCCGCCACTCGCCCTGGATCTTGTCCACGTGCATCGACGGGATGGCGGCACCGTTGCGCAGCTCGAAGAAGAGCTGGCGCGTGGTTCGCGTTTCGTCCGGTCGAAACAGCAGCATGCCGGTGGTGTAGTAACCGCGCAGGCTGCCGGCCCCGGCCAGTGCCTGGAACGGGTCCTCCTCGAACTGCTTCTTGCCGAGTTTTTTGGTGTGGTGGGCCAGCACGATGCCGGCGTCCGGGTTCACCGCATCGCGCAGGCGTTCGACCCGCTGCGACAGGAAGTAGAGCATCGCCGCGTTGTCGTTCTCGCCGCCGGACTCCCCGCCGTCGAAGACGTTGCGGATGGGGTCGATGGCGATGATGTCGGGCGGCTCGCCGCCGAAGGCCTGCGCGATGGCGGGGATGACCTGATTGATCCCGGCGTCGTCCAGGATCAGCCGCAGCTGCGGCGTGGCGACGAAGTTGACGCGCGCTTCACCGATGCGACTGGGCGGTAGGCGGATCTCCTTCACACGCTCGCGCAGGTAGTGGTACTGCACCTCGGCTTGCAGATAGAACACCCGCAGCGCGCGCGGCGGCGTCATGGCGAGGAAGGTGGCGCCCGCCGCCATGTGCGTGAGCCATGCGAGCAGAAAGTCACTCTTGCCGACCTTGGGCGCACCGCCGAATACCAGCAGGCCGCCGGGTGTGAGCACGCGCGGTGCGATGAGATCGGGCGGCAACGGCGAGTCGTCGTCGAGCAGCGCACCCAGGGTGAAGGTCGGCAGTGTCGGCGCCGCCCCCTTGACGACCCTGCGCTCGCCCTCACGAATGAAGGTGGCGCAGTCGAAGCCCTCGGCCACGGCATCGGCCGCGTCCCACTTGTCCGGTTTATCCATGGGCGGCACGAGGATGGCGACCGACACCGCGCCCGCCGTCACGCAGGCACGGGCGGCGTTCTCCGCGTAGTCCCAGCCCGGGACGTCGCGATCCGGCCAGACCAGCACGTGCTTGCCCGCGAGCGGCGTCCAGTCGGTCTTGTCGATCGGCGCCCGCGCGCCGTTCATGGCCGTGGTCGCCGTGATGCCCGTCCCGATCAGGGCGCAAGCCGCCTTCTCGCCCTCGACCAGCACCACGTCACGCGCATTGGCCACGGCCGGCAGGTTGTAGAGCGGACGCGGATCGGGGGCGCGCCACATGCGGGCGCGCACGTCCCAGGGGCGGTACTCCTTGCCGGTGGGCGGGTCGTAGCGGTAGACGCAGGCGATCAGTCTGCCATCCGCCGTGAGGTAGTCCCACTTGGCGGTATAAGGGCCGAGTTCGTCGACGGGGGCGCTGCGGGCATTCGATCGCTCCGGGGTGTGACCGATGGATGGTGCAAGCCCGAGCCATTGACGGATTTCCTCCGCGATCCGGGGGAAGTCGTGCCGGGCGGAGAGTCCACGGGAACGGGCCCACAGATCGATGACGTCGCCGCCTTCGTCGGTCGCAAAATCCTTCCACAGCCCACGCCGTTCACCATCGAGCTCGACCACCAGGCTCTTGCCGCGATTGCCGTCGATATCGCCGACATAGAATTTACCGCCGCGGATGCGGCCCTGCGGGAACAGGTAGAGCAGCACCGCCTCCAGGCGCTCGAGCAGGCCTCGGCGCAGCGAATCGGTATCGGGGAGTGCCATTCCCTGCTGTTCGGGTGCGTCGTTGTAGTCGAGCCAAATGACGTCTGCCATCAAGCCGACCCCCAACACCGGTCCTGCCAAGGGCACGACTTGCATGTGACATGGGTCGGCGTAGTGGCGTGCCGGGGCAGCAGCTCGCCCGCCTCGGTGGCGGTGATGACGCGCACGGCCCGATCCGACATGCGCTGCGCGAGCCCGCCATCGAACGGTACGAGTTCGAACCAGATCTCCTCGCTGTCCTTGTTGATGGCGGTGAACAGCGCGGGATTGCTCGCGATGCCCGGCACGGCGCCTTCCATGTAGGCCTGGTAGACGGCAATCTGCGCGGCATAGATCGGCTTGGCACGTGTCACGCCCTGCTTGACGGTCTCGCGCCAGGACTTGTCGTTCATCGTCTTGCACTCCCACAGCGCGGGATAAGCAAGCTCGATGTCGGCAGGGCCGGCGGCGAGAATCCCGTCGACGTGTCCTTGGATGCGGCCGCCGGCGACGGAAAAACCAAACTGCCCGCCGTCCGCCTTGCGTGTGTAGAGATCGAAGCCGGCGAGGCGCAGCCAGCGGATCGCCAGATCCTCCAGGGCATGGCCGACCTCGAACACCCGCAACACCCGCCCGGGCAGCTCGCGCCCCGGATCGACCGCGGCCTGGGCGTACTCGTACTGCAGGGCGCGCTCGCAGGCCACGCCGAGCCGGGAGGCACCGAGGTAGGTCCGAGATACCTGTGCTGCCCGTTCACGCGCCAGCGCTTCGTCGATGACAGCGTTGACGCGCTCGTGGAACCTGGGGCGGTGGTTGTAATCGAGCATCACCGCCTCCTCAAAACGGCACATCGTCGGGCGTGCGCTCCCGCAGGTTGTCGAAGTAGGCGGTGAGCACCACATCGACCAGTTGTAGGACCTCTTCCCGGGTGTAGCTCGCGAGCGACCGGTCCATGCCGATGGACGCCACGTACTCGCCGAGCGAGGGCAGGACCGCCTCCATCGCGGCCTTCTCGTTATGGGTGGGATCGATCACGACACCGCCTCCCGCCTTCAGTCGTTGCAGATGAATGTCCTGGCAGCGCATGGAGCAGAAGCGCTTGAACAGGCGCTTGCCGTCCGGCGCACGCGAGCCGTTCCTCGGCGACAGCCAGCAGAAGCCGCGTCCCTCTCGTCCGCAGATCGCGCATATCACGCCGCCCTCCGGTGTTCGTCGTTGGCTGCCAGCACGAGGCGATGGATCGACGACTTGTTGAACTGGAACGCGAGCAGCGCCGAGGCCTGGTAGCGGGTGAGCCCGAAGTCGGCGCGCATGGCCTGCGGCAGGTAGCGCAGCTGCTTCTCGGTGGGCGGTTCGTTGAGCCAGCGGCGGGTCTTGTGGGCGGTGTCGAGGGACTCGTTGTCGTTGAGCCAGTCGTCCGCCTTGGCCATGCAGACGCTGCGGTCGCCGACCGCCAGCAGACGGGGCGGAAGACTCCGGCCGCCACCGACCGCGTGCCAGCGCCCGTTGAGGAAGAAGATGCCGCCCCAGGCTTGGAGGCCGGTGGCCATCAAGGCATCGTCGCAGCCGAAGAGATCGCACCAGCGGAAGTTGGAGCGCTTGAGCAGGTCGATCTCCGTCATGACGAAGTCGTCCATGGCTTCCGCCTGCTCGGCCGGATCAATGGTCCACTCGAAGCCGCACAGTGGGCATTCGCGGCAGCCGAGCGGGACCAATGCCTCGCAGGAGGGGCACTCCTTGGTGGGCGCCTGCCCCTGGTGCTGGTGGCCGTCCAGGTTGGCCTCCTGCTCCAGCGAGCCGTGCATGAGGGTCGCGGTGCCGAAGTCGAGGACGATGCAGTCGGTCTTGACCACGCCGGGATGCTCGGTCGGATCGATAGTCCGCAGCCCACGACCGATCATCTGGGTCAGCGTCGACTTGTGCGAGCTCGGGCGCAGCAGCACCACGCAGGAGGTGGGCGTGTAGTCGTAGCCTTCGGTCAGCACCGCCACGTTGACCACGACCTGGGCATCGCCGGTCTCGTACTCGGCCAGGCGGGTTGCGCGCTCGGCATCCGACAACTCGCCGTGAATCAGTACGGCGCGGATGCCTGCGGCGACGAACGCCTCGGCCACGCACTGCGCGTGCGCCACGGTCGAGCAGAACACGATGGTCTTGCGCTCACCTGCCTTCTCGCGCCAGTGGCGGATCACCGCGTCGGTGATCGGCGTCTTGTTGAGGATCGCCTCCACCTCGGTCATGTCGAAGTCGGTGGCTGTGCGACGCACCTGGGCGAGGGCCGATTGCGCGCCGACATCGATGACGAAGGTGCGCGGCGGCACCAGATGGCCAGAGGCGATGAGCTCGCCCAGGGTGATCTGGTCGGCCACGTTGCTGAAGACCTCCCGCAGCCCCTTGCCGTCGCTGCGTGCGGGCGTGGCCGTGGCGCCGAAGATCAGCGCCCTGGGGTTGCGCGACAGCACGCGATCGATCACGCGCCGATAGGACTTTGATGCGGCATGGTGCGCCTCGTCGACCACCAGCAGATCGAGCGTGGGCATCGCGTCGAGATGCGCGTCGCGTGAGAGCGTCTGCACCATCGCGAAGGTGGCGCGCCCGGCCCAGGACTTCTCCTTGGCATCGAACACCGAGGTCGCGACGCCCGGATTGACCCGGCCGAACTTCTCCCGGTTCTGGGCGGTGAGCTCATCGCGGTGCGCGAGGATGCAGGCCTTCGCGTCGGGCTCCTCCAACACGCCGCCGGCGACCGCCGACAGCATGATGGTCTTGCCGGAGCCGGTCGGGCCGATGGCCAGGGTGTTGCCGTGCAGGTAGAGCGCGGCGAGCGAGCGCTCCACCAGCAGGGCCTGACGGGGACGAAGCATCATGCCCGCAGCCCCCCTTACTGCGCCCAGCTCGGGCGGCCCGTGACCGGAGCGCGACCCGTAGCCTGGGCATAGGCGTTCGGGGTGGTGGTCGACGGCACCGGTGCACGCGCTGCCCCCATCAATGCGGCGTAGTCCTTGTGATCGGGCTGGATCGCCTGCTTGATGACGGCCTTGTCCTGACCGTGCTGATCCTTCTCCCAGTCGACTTTGCCGAGGAACTCGATGCCGTCGAGGTCGGCGAAGCCGGCAATGCGCCGGGCGTTCTGGGCCTGGGGACTGGCGTCGCCCGGATGGACGCCGCGCGCGGAGTTCAGGATCGCCTTGACGAAGGCGCGGCCCATATTGGCCCACTCGGGGCCCTTGGGGCTATGGAGGCCGATCAGCGACCACATCTTGCGGCGGGCGTACTCGCCCTCCATCACGACGAACTCGCAGTTGAGGTACACCGAACCGGTGTTGTCGTTGCGGGTGGCGTAGCCGCCGGTCCAGCCCCGGCTCGCATCGTCGAAGCCGCCGGGGCGGATGGTCATGCGCACGCGCACCAGCGTGCCCTTGGGGATCAGGTCGAACGAAGACTGCTCGTTGGCATCGTTGAAATCGAAATAACTCATGGTCGTGGCTCCTTATTGCTGTACGGGTTCGGAAGGCGCGGGGCGCGCGAAGTCGAGGCGTTCGAGGGCGGGGCGCGCGGGGCCGGCGATCTTGGCCATCAGCCGGCCAAGATGCGGCTCCTCGATCTGGTCCAGGCGGCCGGAGCGGTCCTTGGCGGGGTAGCCCCAGGGATTGAGCGTGTGGCAGACGAAGGCGCGGTAGGCGCTGCCGTCGTCGGCCTTGAGCTCGGCCAGCGTCACCACCTCGTCGACGATGCCCGGCAGCTCGAGCCCGGTCTTGGAACCGTCGATCTGCAGTTGGAAGACGCGGCGATTGAAGTCGTCGAGTCGCTCGTCGAGGATGCCGACGAACCACACGTTCTTGCCGCGCGTGTGCTGCAGGTGGGTGAGCCAGGCGATCATCTCCTGGCCCATCAGGCCGTAGGCCCCGCGAAGGTCGGGCTTGCCGGTCTTCTCGGAGTAGGCCTGCGGCTGGCCCTTGCACCACTGCAGACACAGACGCCCGGCGACGGTGATCGAGTCGACGAACACGGTCTCGTACTTGTCGAGCACGCTGGGGTCGCCGAAGCGGGCGCAGACGGCGTCGAAGTGGGCCTGGCTGAACGGCTGGTCGTCGCGCAGCGCCGGGTTCGGCCCGCCGATGTACACCGCGAAGTCGCGGCATTCCTGCCAGGTGCGCGGCCGGATCGTGTCGCCGGCCCATCCTTCGACGGCGAGATCGCCCGCCTCGAGGTCGAAGAACAGGGTGGCCTCGGGCGCCAGCGTCCAGAGCTGCGAGGTCTTGCCGATGCCGCTCTTGCCGACCAGCACGCCCTTGACGCCGCGCTTCTCGGCCAGGCGCTGGTCGGCGGAGATGATGGGAAGGGTCATGAGCGGCCTCCTTTGTCGGCGAAGGCGTCTCCGATCCGGTGCGCGCCGAGTGCGCCGTGTTTGCGGGCGAGGTCGTAGAGCTCCCGCAGAGCGTTCATGCGGCGGCTGATGGGCCGGACCTCGTTTTCGAGGGCGATGACGGCGAAGGTGATCTGGTCCAGGGTGGCGCTTTCGAGCGGCATCTCGATACCATCCACGCGGACCGTGGCCGGCAACTCGTCCAGCAGGTAGGGATGCTTGTTCTTCAGCTTCTCGAGCAAAGTGCGGTTCTTGAACATGGCGGTCACTCCTTCATCAGGGCGAGGCGGAAGCCGGGCTTGCCGGTCTTGAGCGTGCGGGCGGGCGCGAAGGCGCTCTTCAGCGACTCCGGCCAGGCGTTGAACTTGGTTTCCGAGACGCGATAGCTGATCTCGACGTACTCGGCCGGGTCCTCGCCGCCGTTGGCGATGCGGCGAACGACCTCGGCAAGGCGCCGCTGATCCCACTCGACCCGCTTGGGTAGGTCGGCAGTGACGCGCACGTGGCCGTCATCGAAATGCACGATGCCGGTGTCCTTGCCGGCGGCCAGGCGCAGGGCATGGGCGCGGTCGGCGTATTTCAGTTCGAGTGCCCGGTCGATGTGCTCGACGATGGCGCGGGCCACCGAGAGCAGATCGGCGGCATCGTTCTTCAGCTGGAACAGCGCCTCGCTTTGCAGCGCGGCCAGCTCGCCGGCCGGCGTGGCGAGAACCTGGTCGGGGGTGAGGCGGCTCATGCGACACCTCCCGCGCCGACGCGCTCGGAGGTGCTCTTGCGCAGGCACTCCGCCTCGTAGGACTCGACGTCCTCGACGCGGTAGAGCACGCGGCCTTGGATCTTCAGAAAGACCGGCCCGATCCCTTCGGAGCGCCAGCGTTCCAAGGTGGCTTCGCTGACGCCCCAACGGTCGGCCAGTTGGCGTTGGTTGAGGTGTTTGATACTCACGTTTTTCTCCTTTCGGGTGATTGCGAAAACGTGAGGTCAGTGTCGGATTCGTGATGTGCGGGCGTCCGCCACCACCATGTACGGGCGGATGTACGGGCCCGGCCGAAACGGGGAAATACGGGCCACAGAAAACAAAAAACCGCCCGAAGGCGGTCATGCGGAACAGGGACGGGAAGATGCTGGGGTCAGTCGAGCAGGAACCCGTACTTGCCCTTCTCGGGGTTGGCGATGTAGTCCTCCCACTCGGTGTTGCCGCTGAAGAGGTTCTGCATGCGCTGGCTGCGGGCGGTTTTCTTGTCCGGGTATGCGGCCCCCAAGATTTCGCCGGCTGGCAACAGCCAACGGTCGTTCATTGCCTGCTCGTACATGTAGCGGACGGCCGCCGCTTGGCGTTCGCCCTTGATCACCCAGGGCTTGTTGCTCTTGCTGCGGATGGTGAGCGTGTTGGTGTACTCGTCGAAGTGGACCGGTAGGAGCGGGCGAAGCATCCCGTCCGCAGGCGTCGCCAGGATGCGATGGAGCAGGTCCATGTCCACGGTGGGTGTTGTCACGTAGTCGACGAGTACCTGGCGCACCGCCGCGAATCGGTAGTTCCTGGGGGGACGCACGAACTCGGGCAATGGCTGTCCCGACGTCAGGATCAGGCCTTGATCCGGCAGGGTCGGGGAATGGAAGTGCCGGAAGATGTCTTCAACCGATTGCGCGAGGCCGCGCGCGAACCAGACGTCAGTGTGTGCCGGGCCGACCCGAGCTTTGCCGAGATTCCAGAGCACTCCATCAATTGAGGGCGAGTCGATCCCTTTGCGCAGCGCCTTCGGAATGTCGAGCAGGTCGGCGACCACGCCGAGAAACGCGGTGGGGCGAACGGCATAGACTGCCGCTTCCGCGGCTTCGAGGAATTTCAGCCGGAAGGTTTCCGGGCAGCGATACCGGTACCGGGATGGATCGTCGTCTTCCTCCAGTTCGACGGGAACGTGTTCGTCGCGGCATGGCGCCGGGTAGGAGCCGGAGTACCCGATGCATTCGAGCCACGCATCCCGCTCCTTGGGCGGCATCCGCGTCATACGTGCGAGGTCCCAGCCAGGGACGCCGTGTAGGCGTTGTCCCTCGACATCGACGAGCGGCTGCCGAGATCGCTCGAACAGGTCGATCAGGTCAAGCAGCGACTTCGTCGACAGGCGCTTCGACGACATCGCCGATCTCCTTGACCAGCTGCCATTTGGCGAGCAGCCGATCGCACAGCGCGCGGTCCTTCTCGCGCTTGGTCTTGATGTTGCACTTGTTGTCGTCGCGCAGGATCACGGAGATCGTTCGCGCCCGCTCCCGCCCGACCTTCTTCAAACGGATCGACAATCTGGCGTAGGTCAGGCGGTGATGGCGGAAGTCGAAGGATGGGCCGATCAGCGACTTCGCGGCCGTGTGGATGTCGTCGGGGTCCTTGGCCCAGATCTTCACCAATAGCGAGCGGTGGTTTGAGTCCGAGTAGCCGAGCTCGGCCACCTTGACCGAGGCGACGTTTTCGCCTGAGAGGTCGAAGCTGCGCGGCGCCGCGAGGCTTTGGTAGTCGTACTGCTTGAGCGGGATCCTCTCGCCCGAGAAGGGAGACTGCAGCAGACAGTCCGCAGCGATACGCGCCAGCGCCTCGCGCCCGTCGGTCTCCCTGGACAGCACCTCCAGGTGGCCGTTGGCCGGCTCGTAGGTAATGTGGGAGGATACGGCGCGAACCACTTCCTGGGCCACCAACTCGCTCGCCTGCACGCAGTCGATGATCTCGGGCGGGCGGTTGTTGTGGACGCTGATCTGGTACAGATCGACGTCCTCGCCGGTCTGCGAGTTCGGCCGCAGCCGCTTGAAGATCTGAATGGCGACGTCGTCCTTGGCGCAACCGAGCTGCCGCGCCACGTTCTCGTGGAACGCCTCCTTCGCCTTCTCATCAGTGGCCATGACGAGAGCCTTCGGCGCGACGAAGCCCGAGTAGCACGTGACGCTCTGGCGGAACACGTCGGCCTGCCGGGCATCCAGCGCTTCCTTGAAGATCTCGGCGGCGTTCGCGTACAGCCACAAGGCACGTTCGTATTGGTCGCGCAAGGCATCGAAAGCTTCACGATCCGCATCATCGAAGATGCCGTCCCGGAATCCGTCGACGACATCCTGACCTGCACCGTCAGTCAACAGGATGATCTTCTCGGCGACCTCCTCGATCCTCTGCCGCTCCAGTACGGGCAAGGCGGCCAGCACAGCCTCCATGACTTGGCGATGTTCCGTCTTGGTCTTCTTCTTTTCGAGTTCTGGCATGACGAGCCCGAACTCCTCCGCCATGAAGGCGCGAAACAGCTCGGGCTTCAGGTGCCCGAGCAGCTTGGCCAAGTTTTCAGCATCGTTCATTCGTTCTTGTTCTCCCATGTGACGAAGAATCCTTTCCGGGCGTCAGTGCCGGCCGCTCAATCTTGCTTCGCGGTGAAGAGGGCGAGCCGCTTATTGATCTCGGCATTCGGCAGCCGTGTCCGCGGGTCGTCCAGCATGCCGCGCAGCGCCTTGGCGAGCGTGGGCTTGCGCACGATGCGGTGCTCGGCAAACCGGTCGATGACCCACAAGACGCCGTGCACCTCGAGGTGCTCTTCGTCGGCGAGGGCACGCATGCGCTTGTCACCCGTCAGCAACGGCCAGTCGTTCGTCACGGCCAGGGTGACGGCAAGGCAGTCGTGGAGGGTGAGCTTGGGCCGGGCCGTCTGATAAGTGACGGCTCGGGCCATGCCTTCCGCATCCAGGGACTCGACCCGCAGGCCCAACCCCTTGAGCTGCTCCCGATCGATCTCACCGAGATCGATGAGCTCGTCCTCGTACAGGGCGTCGGGTACCGCAAACTCGAACGGCAGCTTGAAGAGCGCCTCGAGGAGGGACCATTTCGCCAGCTCAATCAGAATCGAGGCGTCGCTCACCAATACCCGCACGATAGGTCACTCCGCGGGTCCTGACATGATCCGGCTCACCTCGCCCGTGCTCGTGCGCAGCAGCTCTGCGGCTTTGGGAAGCGAGATGATGTCCTCAGCAAGGGCGCGGAGCACCAGGCGCTGGAAGCGCCGGGGTTCCTCGTTTTCCGGGAGCGGCTCGGGCTCGGCCTTGCGCCAGGTGCGGCCGATGCCGCGAAACACGGCCTGCAAGGTCCCCTCGGTGATGACGCCGAGATCGCGCAGCCGGACGATCAGGGCGGCGGCGCTGACGCCGTACATGCGCTTGATCTCGATGATCTCGGCATAGCCGAAGGCATGGCGGCGCTGCCCGACCTCGAACAGCAGGTCCTCCCGGGGCATCAAGAGGGCGCTGGCGAAGCGCTGGCACGCTTTCTCCTCGTCCAGGTCGCCGTCGATGGCCATCACCATATGGCCGAGCTCGTGAGCCAGGGTGAAGCGCCGGCGTTCCACCGATTTCGCCACCGAACCCACGATGACCGGTACCTTCTCCTGGCCCGGCCGCGCCACCCGGCAGGTCAGTCCGTCGACCGAGAGCGGGAAGTCGAGCTTGAGCACCTTGATGCCGTGCTCTTCGAGCAGCTCGGTAACGTTGGGGATCGCGTCGCCACCCAGGTTCCAGGCCTTGCGGACGCTCTCGGCGGCGGTCTCCGCATCATCGAGGTCGGAGACCTTGAAGGGAGCCCCTTCGGGCTTGTCCCACACATGGCTGCCGATCTCCAGCAGGTCTTCGACGAGCAGGTAGCGGTCGAGGCTGTCCAGGACGGCGGCTTCCACCATGGCGCGCTCCTGGGCCCGGGTCGCAGCGGTCTTGCGAAACTCCACCCCCTCGATGCGGATCTCCGAGGGGCTGAACAGGTAGCTCAGCGGGACGCCGAGCGCCTTGGCGAGTTTCAGGGCGGTCGCCGAACCGGGCAGCATCTCGTTGCGCTCATAGCGGCCGATCGCCTGGGCACTGACCGCATGGTTGATGGCATCGGCCAGTCCCCGAAGGGACAGGCCGGAGCGCTTGCGGGCCAGTTTCAGTCTTTCGCCAAACATTGGGGAGCGTCCTCTTTTGTTTACAGTTTACGTATGAAGCTTTGTTTTGTAAACATCGCCAATTCTGTTCGCTTGGCGCAACCCGATCCCGCGAACTCCTTCGCACCAGCCCCCATCGGTCCGCACCGGCCCGAAACTCCCTGATGGCCTCGGTAGAGGCCTGACCGGACAATCTCGTCATCGAGCGAGTTGGACGTTCAGGACCGATACCGATGTGCACGATCAACCACCTTCCCCCCGACCGGATGACGCCGGAGCAGCGCCGGCAAGAGGTCGCGTCCTTGCTGGCGCGCGGCCTCGTCCGACTGCGCGACGCCGCGGTCGCGCAGTCCGCAGGTCACCCCACGGAGAGCGAGTTTGAGCTTGGCTTCTCCGGCCACCAGCGCCTTCATAGCCACCCCGTCAACAACACTTTGGAGGAGGCTCCATGAAGGCAAGCACCGTCCCACCCACCCCGCCGAGCGTCGTCGCCCGGATCGCCGGGCTCCCGGATCTCTCGATAGAGGAAATGAGGGCGCTTTGGCGAGAACTCTTCGGCAGCGACAACCCGACGCCCAATCGCCAGTTCATGGAGCGGCGGATCGCGTACAAGCTGCAAGAGATCGAGTTCCGCAAGGTCGATCCCAGCCTCTTGGAGCGCAACAAGCGGCGCATCAAGGCCCTGGTGGAGACCGGCAAGGCGCGCAAGCTCGATCGCGACATCCGGCTGATGCCCGGCACCGTGCTCACCCGGGAGTACCAGGGGATCGAGCACCGGGTGACGGTCGCCCAGGACGGACAGTATGAGTTCGAGGGCAGGCGCTACCCGAGCCTGTCCATGATCGCCCGCGAGATCACCGGCACCCGCTGGTCCGGGCCGCTCTTCTTCGGCGTGAAGGCACCGGCCAAGGCGAAGAATCCGAAGAAGCAGGGAGGTCGGCGATGAACGAAGCCCTGAAGCGCCGCCTGCGCTGCGCCGTCTACACTCGGAAGTCCACCGACGAGGGGCTCGACCAGGAGTACAACTCCATCGACGCCCAGCGTGACGCCGGCCACGCCTACATCGCCAGCCAGCGCGCGGAGGGCTGGATTCCGGTGGCCGACGACTACGACGATCCCGCCTTCTCCGGTGGCAACATGGACCGGCCGGCGCTCAAGCGGCTGCTGGCCGACATCGAGGCCGGCAGGATCGACATCGTGGTGGTCTACAAGATCGATCGCCTGACGCGATCGCTGACTGACTTCTCGCGAATGATCGACGTCTTCGAGCGCCACGGGGTCTCCTTCGTCTCGGTCACCCAGCAGTTCAACACCACCACCTCGATGGGGCGGTTGATGCTCAACATCCTGCTCTCCTTCGCGCAGTTCGAGCGCGAGGTGACCGGCGAGCGCATCCGCGACAAGATCGCCGCCAGCAAGCGCAAGGGCATGTGGATGGGTGGCGTGCCGCCGCTCGGCTACGACGTCGAGAACCGGCGGTTGGTGCCCAACGAGCGCGAGGCCAAGATCGTCCGCCACATCTTCCAGCGCTTCGTCGAGCTCGGGTCCTCGACCCTGCTCGTGAAGGAGCTGCGCCTCGACGGCGTGACCTCCAAGGCCTGGACTACCCAAGACGGGCGGGTGCGCGATGGCAAGCCCATCGACAAGAGCCTCGTCTACAAGATCCTCAACAACCGCGTCTACCTGGGCGAGATCCGCCATCGCGATCAGTGGTATCCGGGCGAACACCCGCCCGTCGTCGAGCGCAGGCTGTGGGATGCCGCCCAGGCGATCCTCGCGCAGAACTCGCGTGTGCGAGGCAACAACACCCGCGCCCGGGTGCCGTTCCTGCTCAAGGGGATCGTCGTGGGGATCGATGGCCGGGCGCTCACGCCCTGGTCCACGCGCAAGAAGAACGGACGTATCTACCGCTACTACCTGCCGACGCGGGAGAACAAGGAGCACGCCGGCGCCTCCGGGCTGCCGCGCCTGCCGGCCGGTGAACTGGAGGCCGCCGTGCTGGAGCAGATGCGCCGGGTGCTGCGCGCCCCGGCCATGGTCGCCGGGGTGGCCGAGCGCGCCGCCCGGCTCGACCCCTCCCTGGACGAGGCCCAGGTCACGGTGGCCATGACCCGGCTGGATGCGATTTGGGATCAGCTCTTCCCGGCCGAGCAGCAGCGCATCGTGCGGCTCCTCATCGACAAGGTGATCGTCTCGCCGGACGACATCGAGGTGCGGTTCCGGCCCAACGGCATCGAGGTGCTCGCCCTGGAGCTGCGCCCCGAGCCCGCCCCGGAAACCCTTGAGGAGGCCGTGGCATGAATGAAATCTTGATCGACAAGACCGGTCAGCCAGAGGTGATCACCGCGAGCGACGGCAGCCTTACCATCGCTGTGCCGATCCGGATCAAGCGCCGCGGCAGCCGCAAGGCCGTGGCCCTTCCGGACGGCAGCGCTGTCCAGCCCCGTCCCTGGGATGACACGCCGACGCCGATCCAGCTCGCGCTCGCCCGCGGCCACCGCTGGCTGGCGATGGTGGAGTCCGGCGAGGCGCGCACGCTATCCGAGGTGGCCGAGCGCGAGGGGATGGATCGGGCCTATGTGAGTCGGATGGTGAACCTCACCACCCTGGCGCCGGACATCGTCGCCGCCATCCTCGACGAGACCCTGCCGCCGGAGGTGACCCTGTTCGATCTGGCGTCGGGGACGCCACTGCTATGGGACGAGCAGCGGGCCATCATCAATCCCTGATTACCGTCGCACGTGCATCCTTCGGGTTGGATTACTTGTCGAGAGACCAGCCTGACGCCTTGATCAGCTGCAGAACCCGTCCAACTTCCGATGAGGCCGGAGTCGTGTCGATGGACGGAAAGAGTTCTTTCAGCATGTCGCCGAAGGTCAGTATCTCGATGGGGTTGCCGCCGAGATTCTCGCGGAACGTCGCGTTGTCCTGCCACGCCGCTCGGCTGCCCACGACTTTCGTGACGGCCGTGATGTAGGTGAACGAGGACGATCCCGTCAGCTCGGCGACCGTCGCCCTGAACGCCGTTGCCCATTTCTCCTTGGTCAGCTCGCGAAACCCGCGCCAGGCCTCACGCCCCGAGACCACCTTGTTCTTGGCGATCGCATCGACCCAGTATTCGGGACGAAAGCCACCCTGCCAGCTCTTGCAGCTCACGACCATCACCCGACGCGCGCCGTCGAGTCGCGGATGGATGCCGATCACGTCGATGTCGCTATGCACGGCATCCTGGCGGGTGTCGTACTCCACATGATCGCCGGCAGGTCGAAACTTGATGTTGTGCCGGGTGAAGTACCCTTTGTGCTGCAGGTACTCGTCCACCATTTGTTCGAGGATGTCCTCTTTCATGCCTGTCCGCCCTCGCGATCGATCCGTTGGCTGGCAAATCCCTCGAACTCAGGCCGGAGGCGGCACTGCAGAAATGCCTCGAGGAGGTTGAGGACGTGGACACCGAGCGACGCATCGAGGATGAAGTTCACCCGATCGGTGTGCTCCCTGATCCAGCCGGGGACGTTCGTTTCGTTCAGGCCGGCGACGCCGATGCGCTCGCCGTGTTTGATCCACGATGCTGCCAGAGTGCTCTTCGCGCTGCCGGCGTTGTAGTGTTGAGCCGTGTAGCGAGCAGCGCTGTTGGGGCCGACCTTCCCGACCTTCAGCACATGAGGCCCAAACGAGAAGACGTACACCGCCATGGTGCCGGGCGGTAATGTCTTGGGCGGCACGTGCGGCGCAGGGCACCGCTCGATCGCGATGGCATCAAGCGCCAACGAGACGCCAGCCATGCCGGCGACACGGTGAAAATCCTCCAAGAGCAGATCGGGATTCCAGGTCATCGGCCCGATTCCTCGCCGCTCGACATCCACCCGTTTCCGGCAAGCCATGTTTGCGGAAATGCAGCACCTTGCTGGAGCGCGTCTAGCGGGAATGACAGGAAGGCACGCAGACCGGCAACGACCTCGGAAAGCTGAAGCTCATCCAAGGCATTCTTCCTCAAGAATGCTTGCCACTGAGTCTGCTTCTGCCGATCCTGCGCGAATTCGTCGCTCAATCCGAAAGGGACGCCATCCGGCAGCGGTGTCCTGCGGCGCTCGAAGGTGGCGTGGATCGCCTTGCACAGGAGCGCGCCGTCGAAGTTGGTGTAGCGCGACAAGATCCAGAGATCGAAGTAATCCTTCATGCGGCTGTTGGCGATGCCGAGCGACACCAGTGCCTCCAGCTTCTCGGCGACAACCGTGTAGCGGGGGTAGGCGCGCAGCTTCGGGGCTGGCATGTCCGGCAGCATTACCGGGTAGTCGACGGCCTCGGGGCCGGGCGTCACGGCGTCGCCGAAACCCACGTCGACCTGCACGTGGCATCGGGCACCGTCCAACAGGCCGATCAGCGTGACCCGGACACCGGAGTAGTTGGCTTCCTTGCGGATCTCCTCCGCGTGTACCGAGTCAGGCTGGAAGCGTATGCCGTCGTCCAGTTCCACCGTACAGATGTCCCGAAACGCCACCTCGACATGCGGGATCTCGGCCGAGCCGAAGCCCAGCAGATCGGCGTCGCGTGTCGGACGATGCGGGATGTCGAACCACAAGTCGAACAGCAGCGCACCTTTCAGCAGGAACTGGTCGGCGTGGGGGGAGATGCTGAGCCGGTAAAGCAGGCGCTCAAGCGCATAGCGGGTCAAGATCAGATTGAAGTCTTGCCGGGTCTCGCGGGCGCGGTTGAGCAGGCGGGCGCGCACCGAGGCGGCCATGTTGCGCTGGTTCATGACAGGCTTTCCATGTAGGGGCGCATCACATTGGCCACACGGCACAGCGCAGCAAAACGCCAAAGTTCATCCATGCTGACGCGCTTGGCACGCCAGGACTCCTGTAGCGCCTCCAGCGCGACATCGAGGCCGATCTTGTTGCGGAACTTGAAGCAGTCAGCCACGGTCCGGGCGACGTTGGTCACGCGCACCGGCACACCATCGATGAGGTGCTCCTCGACCCCCTCCGTCAGCGCGGCGCCAGAGAAGCGCACGATGCGCAGCGGGGGATAGTCCATCTTTGGCGCGCGTGCCTTGTTGGGAATTGCCAGCCAGACCTCGAACGGCGACTGTGTGGTGAGTTCATGTAGGCGCAGTGCCGACAGCAGGCAGACGATGGCTTGCGGGTGCTTGCGTGCCACCTCGGAGAGTGCGCCGTGTTCCGAGACGGCCCGGTCCGGAATTGCGTACAGGCCCCGTCCCACGCGCTGGAGCAGCCCTTGCCGCACCAGCCGCGTGAGGGCGATCGTGGGCAGCCCACGCTCATTGAGATCGCGTGGGCGAATAAGGCCGCGCTGGGCGGCAAGATCCAGAATGCTCTGGTGCGAACTGTCCATGTCGTCATAATGTTGCGAAACGTCGGTAGCTGTCAAGAACTGCCGACAAAACACAACGTCCATGGTTTCCTTTGCCTGCCGATGCCGCAATCCAACCGTTTGATTCGTCAGCACGTAACCCATTGATCTGTATAGGTCCACGTTGCGGCCTCTGCGGACTTCGGCCCTTAGCCGGCGAGCGAGGCTGAAGAGAAGAATGGCCAGGAGAGAGCGAAATGGGGCCGAGATGGGCGAGACGACCGGAGGAAGGAAGTCCGCAGGAATCCGCAGGAGTCCCCGCGAACACGCGGGAGTGCGCAAGAAAAAAGGCCAACAGCGAACTGTTGACCTTTGTGTATTGGTGGCCAGGGGCAGAATCGAACTGCCGACACGCGGATTTTCAGTCCGCTGCTCTACCAACTGAGCTACCTGGCCGGTTGATTTTGCTTTGCGAGTGCGAGCGCA